TTTTCTTTATAGGAGAAAGCCATGGAATTAATTAGAGAACCAGGAGCTATATTTAGACGAGAATGCTGGAGAGATAGTTTAACTTTAAACTATGAGCGTGGTGAGTTTATCTATAGACGCAATGGAAATAAAGAAGGTAGACCTTCAAGTACAATGCTTAAGGTTGGAGATTTTATAAGACTAGATAAAAAAATTGGAGAAACAAAAATGAAAGATTTAAACTACATTGGAAAAGACTACTCATTAGTAACACTATCTGGAAGAAATACATTTCATAAGGCGGACATTAGTCTTGATCTTAAAGAGGGTGACTTAGTTGTTGTAGAGTTTAACTCTGGTTTTCAAGTTTGTAAGATTAAAAATATCTGTGGAGAACTTATAGACAATCTTGAAGACTATACTGACGGTAAGTCTTGGGTAGTGGATAAAGTGTCTACAGAAGCTCATGAACTTCGTAAGAGTAATACAGAAAGAAAGAATTTAATTCTTAGAGAACTTCATAGACGTAAGAAAGAAACTAGTGAGATAGAGCTTTTTGAGGTAATGGCTAGTTCAGACAATGTGGCTAAGAGTCTATTAGCCGAATTTAAGAAACTTATTTAATAAGGGAATAATGTGAGACAACTAATTGCCTTACTAATGTTAATTCAATTTACACACGGATCAGATTTGGAGTCACTACAAGCTGCGTATAGTCAATTTAGTGCTAAACAAAAAGGTGTTTTAAAAAAATCTTATGCCTATGGCAAAGAGTTTAACTTAGGTTATACTCTTTCAGCTATAGCTTGGATAGAGTCTTCAGCCGGTTTATACAAGATTAATCTAGGTTCTAAAGACTGTGGTACTTATCAAAAAAATATGCCATACTACCTTAAATCTCAAGATATACTTAAAACAAGTTTCAACTATAATAGACTTTGCCAAAGATTTGTTGATGATCAGGAGTTTGCCGCAGCAGTAGCCGTTACGGACTTGCTTTACTGGAAAAGAGGCAACACTTGGTGGACCACTTGGAAAAGCTATCATTGCGGCTATGGCCAATGTCATAGCTATGCTAAAGAAATCTGGCTTAGAATTCAGGTACTTAAGAAAGTTTTGTAATGGCTGAATTTATAGACCTATTTGAACTAACTAAAGATATGGACTGTAAGTTCAACTTTACCTTACCTGAGGCTTCTAAGTGGATTGAGTCAGATGTTTACTGCTTTCTATATGGTAGAGCTGCCTTAAATCAGTCTAGTCCTAGATGTACGCAAGATTGGAGAGAGACTAAGACTTTAAAACATGGAAGAAACACAATAAAGAAAAGACTAAAAAGACAAGATGCTGTTAAACCTGTTAAGACTAGGCAAGATTGGAGAACAAGTAGAAACTACCAGCCAGGATATAGAACTCTAGCTGAAAAAGGTATTAAAGATTGGAGAAAAACCAAAGTTAAGCTTCCTGGAGAAAAAGAAAAAAGTGTTCTAATGCCCTATGGATACAGGGGAGCAGACTTTAAGCCCGTGGTTGGATTTAATCCTGTCTATGCAGCTAGAAAACAGGCTTACTGTTACTACTTTGCAGGAGAGTTCTATTGTTTTGGCTGGGCTAGAGCTCGAAACTTCATAGATGTTACTGACGTGCTAATGGGCCGCTGTGACTGGCCAATAGACTTAAGATCAATAATGTATGACTTTAACCTAGATTTAAGTTACCTTGGGGCTTATCCTTTTTTAGCTTACTGTGTAAGAAAACACATAAGAATACTTAAGTATCAACACTATGTTGATTACTTATCAAAAGGGTTTGCACTATGATAGAAACTTCACCTAGAACACCATTACCAAGCTTACCAGACATTTTAGACGGTAATCTAGACCTATGGGAGCCTCAACAGCTGAAATACTTAGATGGTAATAATAGCTGGCCTAGTCTGGTCAATGAGCCGATAAGCTATGTTGTAGCCTATAGAGAAATTCCATTTGTAGAAGCCTATCATTTTGAGGACACTGGAGCTTTGATTGAAAGTTCTAATACGGTTGACTTTAATATAAGTCTAGGAAAGTTCTACTATAAGGGAACAGAAATAGACTTAAGTAAAGATTTTCAACTTATGGAGGATGAACTTATAATACTTAAAGCTAGAACTCCCGGCTATTACGTTTGGACAAGAATTAACGACTTTGGGGATTTTAAGATAAATAATGGAAAATTAACCAATCGTAAGTCTATGGCTGGTACAGATGAGACTTTTATTAGTCTATGGCCAAAGAATAGAGACTATAGTTTAACTAGTTCTATTGAGGATAAGGTTTTCAGCTCAGCAGCTATACCCGTGTCTGGATTTTTAAAAACTACCGAAGATAGGCCGCTTACTTATCCTGAGTACACCCTTACAGATGAGGAAAGACTCATATTAGAAGAAAGTAACAGTTTTCTTGACTATAAGGATTCTTTTCCTTATAATAGTAGCGATGGTCAAGTAGTTACAATAGCACAAGAGTTTGAAAGACTAAAAGCTTTTGTTCTTTGGAACAATGTGTTCTACTGGTGTAATCTGTCATTTAAAAAAAGACATTATACTGAAGAAGCTATACCAGACGTACCTTGGGCTGGTATTAGAGAAATAATATTCTCAAGGGTAGACAGTACTCCAGATCCAAGTAACCCTGAGGTTAATATAGCTTATATTTGGGTAGAGGCCAGTTCAGTTAACAGATATTTAAGTTTTTTTTGTGACTCTGCTGGGTCGTATAATCAAAATAGAGTTACTATATCTTTTAATGGAACTACACGGTCAACTGATTACTCTGGCCATACTGGGATATATTCTAGTGCTTCCGGATGGTTAGAGATTAAACAGGCTTACCCAAATGCTATATTAACAGGCTTAAGACAAGTCAGTACTCATAGACATAAACTCAGATCTTATGAATATGGACACTATGATCAGTTAGTTTCCAGTTTTGGACAACTAAGAACAATGCCTCTTTTGGACTATCCATCTAAGAGAATACCAGCCTTTAAGACTATAAAAAATTATACTCAAGAAATAGACTATAACATAGACACTAAGTCTATAACCCCTACAGGTAGAGTTAAATCTTGGGGAACAAAATTACTACCAGTTAAAAAGTTTAATAAGCATGCAGAAGAGTCAGTCTAAAGTTCATTTAATCGTACTTAGTATATAATAATAAACTTAAAGGAGATTACAATGGCTGATACAGGTATACTACTTCGTGGTAGTACTCATGAAGACATAATGGCAGATAAGCCAATACACAGAGAGGTCTGTGTAACCGAGAAAGGTCTAGTCATAGGCTATGACAGTGGCTCTGGTATTGATGTTAAGACCTTAAATTTAGAAGTACTAGCTAAGATAGGTAAGGTGGCTGAAGATGGGGCTGTAGAAGAAGGCTTGAAGACTAGTCAAATACCAATTATTTTTGATGGTCTAGGCGATATAAAAGTTACTGATGATTTTCTTACTCTTAGAGACTCTCATAAGCTTTCAACAACTCTTAGATTTATCAAAAGTGTTTCTTATAATGGTATTACCCTTACAGACTTAGGTGATCCAGAGACTACTAGGTATGTTTCTTGGAAAGCTCTAGAAGCTATTTCAGGCTTAGCTTCTCCAGAACTGAATTTACCAACGACCACTAAGGTCAACATTGATCAAGTAGTAGGCACAGTTGAAGTTGTTGATGAGGCTGAACTTTCCTTGGGAACTTTAACAGCCATAGGCGAGCTAACCTTTAGTACTCCTCAAATAGTAGGTGCTAAGATATATGCTTATAACATAGATGAACATAAAAATAAATCAAATAGAGTATCAATACTGATACCATAAGGAAACAAGATGAAGAAAGAAAATGCTTATACTAAGCTAGCTGATGGGTTTACTCAGATAGGTCAAGCTTTTAATGACATAAATGAAGATACAGAGAACCCACCTTCAGTAAAGATTATAGTTATGCAGATAGCTAATAAAATGAACTTGGGTGATGCAGAGTTAACAGAGCTTATTGGTTTTTTACAATACTGTACAGCTAATGATGACCTGGATATGAAAAAGTTAACTAAAGAGTTATCTACAGGTGCTGCTGAGGAAGAGGCTAAGGAAACTTTAGAAACTAAAGAGTTATCTACAGGTGCTGCTGAGGAAGAGGCTAAGGAAACTTTAGAAACTAAACCAGACACAACTGAAGAGTAGCTGTATGAACATATTTGAGCTTTGTCCTAAAGGTATGGTTACTGGAGAAAATTGTAAAAAACTTATTTGCCAGTACAAAAATACGAGAGGGCAATGCTCACTTATGGGAGCTACAGAAGATAGAGAATACTCTATCGAAGAGATTGCTGAAATTCTTCAAATATCTAGACATAGAGTCTGGAGAATTTACAACAATGTCTTGGATAAGTTAAAGACCGTCACAAATGAATTTAACTGGGGTAACTAATGCCTCGGTTAAATCTACCTTTATTAGAAATTCCTGAAAATAGAATTGTTACTAGTCCTACTAATAAAGGATTAACCCCTAGTGTTAATCTAACTGGACTCAACTTGTTTAAGCCTTTTGGTGAAGACATAGTTGATCTAGGAGTACTCTTCACTGAAAAACGCTATGAGGTTATAGGCGAAAAAGAACAAACCTCAGAGTGTTCTGATAAATGTCCAGAAGGTATGTATTGGGATTGCTCGGAAGGTCGATGTAAGGCATACTCGAGCTATACGGCCACAAAGATTATAGACACCTATGAAGTTATTTTTGAGACTGGAGATGGAACTAAGGCCTATAATATAGAAGGTCTAAGAGGGTCAATAGATCCTTATGACTTTGGGTATGGACCTCCACAGCCTTGGTCAAGAACAACTCCAACATTAGAAGAACTTTTCTTTATAAATACTACTGAACAAAGATGTCATGACGTTTCTCCATCTGAAGAGCACCTAGCTCATGGAGCTCAGCCTGATGCGATAGCCTTAAGTACAGAAAGCTTAAATAGCTCTAGTTACGAGCTAGTAGTAGATAATTTTGGTTATGAGTATAATAGATGCTATGTTGGGTCTGCTTGGGACTATATGAATTTTAGTATGAATATAACTATTCCAGGAGAAGAGGGCCATAATGGGTCAAATGGTATATATAAGTATACTCATAGATTTAGTGTAACAGTCAAGGGCAATAAATAATGCCTAGTATAATATTACCTCCATTCACCTTAGATGATGACCTTGTAGTAACCTCTAACACGAATAAGGGGTTAATTATACCTCCCACAATGCCAAATATCTTCAAACCTTTTGGAAAAAATCCAACTAGACTTAATATCAAGTATGCTACTAGTAAGTATGAAATTTTGGGTGATGTTCCAGATACTACTAAATGTTCTGATAAATGTCCAGAAGGTATGTATTGGGATTGCTCGGAAGGTCGATGTAAGGAATACAGTAGTTATGTTTATTCTTTTACAGAAACTAGGATATGCTTAAAAGCTGTAAGTGTGGAGTGGACAGGCGGATCATACTCTGGAGAAGGAGAAATTCAGGAAGATAACGAAACTTATGGCTATGCTTATGAACAAGTGGATAAAACAGTCACTATGCCTGGACATTACACGGATTTTATGATGATCGGGTATAAACCTGTTCCAGACCACGTACGTAGCGCCGTTCCAGACTTTTCACAGTCGGGTATGTTAACACTACTAGATATCTATGACTATCACTATGACCCTAGAGACTATCTTACCTATGGCTTAGTAGAGCTACCAGAGTTTCTTTTGGGCAAAGATATTACTCCTGGTAGTCAACCTGGAGCCCCACTAGCTAAAGGTGTCTATCAACAGACTGTAGATAAATTTAGTGTTGCTGGGCTACCTTTATATGAATGTGAACAAGGCGGAGATGACCTATTCTCTGAGTATTGCTCAGGACCCCTGACCTGGGCAGCTAAAATACAAAATAACTGGCTTTTTAATGTCTATGGAGTCAAATAATGCCCCGTATAACATTACCTCCATTCACCCTAGATGATGACTTAATAATAGCCTCTAACATGAATAGCTATTCATACACCAACTTTACTTAGGGTGTTTAAACCTTTTGGAAATAAACCAAACTAGACTTAATATCAAGTATGCTACTAATAAGTATGAACTTTTGGGTGATGTTCCAGATACTACTAATTTTCCCGCCTATGCACAGGTTAGTACTATGAGTTTAAGTATGACTCAAATAACCTTTTCACCTAATGCTGTTGGACCAAATTGTTAGCAATAACTTGTTCTAGCCTTAAGAAGATTTAAGATCCCAGTCACAAACTTGTTATATAATTAGAGTATCAAAAATAAGGATATAAGATGATAACAGACTTAGACAGTGCTAACAATACGGAGCATAACCGTTCTGGGAGCTATAACCTGATTAACACAGATGATGTACTTAGTAAACTTACAGATACTGGCTGGACAATAGCATCGGCCTCTGAAAAGATGGTAAGAGTTATGGAAAACATTGGTAAACAATTTCACATTATTAAACTAGAACACCCCGACTTGTATGTTGGTGATGATCCTATAAACTTAGTGTTTTCAAATAGTCATGATGGCAAGAACGCTGCTAAGTTTAGACTTGGGCTATTTAGAATGGTTTGTAGCAATGGCCTGGTCGCGGGCGATGAACTAGTTCCTAGTATATCAGTACCTCATGCACAAAAACAAATTTCAAAAGCCATAGACATGGTAATAAATTACATGATTAGTAAAGCCTCAGATATGCACGAGGTGGTTCAGGTAATGCAAAAGACAAAATTACTTGAAGACCAAAAGAAGCAGCTAGCACGTGAAGCTCTTATGATTAAGGGTTTTAAGGATGTTAATGACTTTCAAATTGACAGTGTTCTTATAGCCAACAGACCTGAAGATGAGGGAGATGACTTATGGAGAACTTACAACACGGTTCAAGAGTCAATTGAAAATGGCCTGTACATGCTTGATGAGGCTGGCAAGGGTCGTGTTATAAAGAGTGAAGTCAAGAAGCTTGATTTTAATACCAAGTTATTTGATACTGCAGTAAGGCTGGCTGCATAATGTTCATACTTATTGCCGATGGTTCTGTTATAGCCTCTGGTTCATTAGATAAACTAGAGGCCTTACAAACTGAGACTAAATTTTATACTATAGAGGACTCAAAAGGCTGTATAGTAAGTTATAAGGATAGAAGATAATGTATATATGTAAGAATTGTAAAACAGAGATGACTTGTCTAAAGAATGGCTTTGGTGCTAGATGGCATGAAGCTCATTACTATGCTGGAGATCTTTATAAGTGTAAAAGATGTGGTACTGAAATTATAGCTACCGATTCTACACCTATACAAAGTACTGATGACCCTGGGATAGACATGACAAGTCCTATAGCTTACCATGAACCTGAAGAGAGCGTTTATAATCTTGGTGAAAAAATATACATTCGTGTAGGAGCTTATGGTATTGATGATATAGAAATAACTGAGTCTATGCCTATTAATGTTAAGTTGGCTAATGGTAGAAGTTATCCAAATTTACAAACAGCCTATGAAAAAGAGAATAGAATCTGGATATTACAAGAAGAGCTGCAGGAGTTAGTAAATGAGTAAAATGGCTAAAACTGACTCAGACTGGGAGAGAAAACTTCTAGAAGTAGAGGAACTACTAATCAAGTTTAATATCGTTATATCAGTTAAAGATATATCGATAGACGGAATGGATTTTAATTTAGTAGGTCCAGAAATTGGCTCCGGTTACAATGATCATACTGAGGACCTGCCTAGATGGTCAGACGATATAAGACTATATTTAAAGGAGTCGGAAGATGACTAACCTACATGCACCACTAGCCTGGCAGTACACTGAGAATGGAAAGAGATACATAAAGATAGGTCCAAGGAAACAGTTTGACCTTGAGTATGTTTCTAACTGTTTAGGTGAAGCTATTATAGTGCAGACTAGAAAGAGATACAAGTCTTTAGAAGAGGCTTATGAGAAAGAGAACTTAGTTTACCAACAAAAATAAATTAAGTATAAATCACAAATAATTCAAGGAGACCAAATGACAGAACAAGATTTACACTTGTTTGATACTTATGAAAGTACAAAACACGGAGAAGTTGTTTTAAGAGACATAGGAATATACGATGGAATAAAATCATACCATTTCTTTTCACTGGGATATAATGAGCATCTATACTGGGGTAAAAAACAACTCAAGAGTAATCTTAAAGAGTTTGAGTTTGAAGATACTAGAAAGAAAAAAGACTGGGTAAAACCAACAACAATGGAGGCTTAGCATGTATGTTTTAATCATGTTCTTGTCTTTGTCCAGTTGGGAAGCTGGTGGAGTGTCTATGCAGGAGTTTAATACTTATGAAAGTTGTATTTCAGCAAAGCAACAGGTTCTTAAACAGATTGAGGTTCCTAGAAGAGGCAGTAAAATTACGGTAAAGATACTTACCTGTGTTAAAAAATAAAGGATAGAAAATGGCAGCAGTACAGAGTAGTAATATCAGCGATATTACTTACATAGAGTCAGAGCAAGAGTTATCAGTAGAGTTCAATAGTGGTTCTACGTATGTATATCAAAAAGTACCTTCTGAAGTTCATGAAGCTTTAATGGAAGCTGATAGTCATGGTAAGTACCTAAATAGCCATATTAAGGGCAATTATGACTTTGAGAGACTAGATTAATGATTAGACTATCATCTAATGATAATAATAAGTTTATCTCTGGCAAGATAGTGATAGTAAAATTAACTCTTTCTTATCTAGAAGATAACAAAGGGTTAATGATTGACGATATAGTCAAAGTCGGCTATACCAATCAAGATACACTAATGGGCACTATAGTCAGTCGTCATTTAATAGAGGACCATGAAACCACAGATCAATTTACAATAGCTTTAACTATCAAGAAAAATGAATGTTAGAGTTATCTTGGGTAGAGGATGCTAGGCCTGTAGATAATTTTTTAGGCATAAAAGAATGCTCAGAGTACATTTTGGTTTTAAACGGAACTGATGTGGGGATCTTAGAAGCCAAAATAACAGCTAGTGAAATATATATCTTTAATGTTATGCTAGAGGCTGAATTTCAAGGACATGGTTATTTTCAAGCATGGCTTGAAGCTCAAGGTAAAAAGATAATAGCTTTTTGGCCAAAAGAGGGTGTTAAAGAATATTGGGGCCGAGTGGCTGATGAAGTTATATTTTAAAGGAATATTATGCTAAATAAGATACTAAATGCTGGAGTTTTACTAGGCAGTAGAGCTTTTGACTGTTCTGTGACTGAGAGTGACTATGACATAGGCATAACTGAAGAGAAACTAACTAGTCTTGAGCTTAAAGGTTTTACACTTATGACTGTAAAGTCAAATTATCACCCTGAAGTATATGGAGATGACTTATCAAGACTATTTTGCTTAGTTACTCCAAATGGCGAGAGCATAGACCTGTTTGTTTTCAACTCTGCAGATTCTATACAAAAGCTTAGTAAAGCTAACGATATAATGAGAATGTTTATACCAGATATATATCACAAGGCTTTTAGAATTCATCAATGGCGTATAACTTTATACTTAGTTGGGTTATCAAAAGAATACATATCTTATGAAGCAGATTAAAGATAAAGAGACTGGCGAGACCTTTGAAGCTTACGACTTTGGGGGTCCAGATGTTTTTCAAGTTGATAGCTATTGGATCTATGGGCAAAAAAGACTAAACTATACTGGAGTTAATAAGACTAAAAACAGTATTACTCTTAATCCTTTTAATCTTACCATTGACCTTATGGATGACAATCCTTGGGAAGTAATAGACTATGGAAATCCAGATAGCTGTACTTGGCGAATAACTGTTAAACACCTAGGCACCGGACAAGAAATTTCTGGTGTCTATCCGTTTAATCTAGAAGGGACTGTTTATCAACTTCCTTGTGGAGGGGAAGAGTGGGTCATGGCCAGTTGTGGAGGGTTAGAGATCTCTGAAGGGGATGGAAGTCCTATTTGCTATACTCTTGTTGGGACTGGTGAGACAATAAGACTTGTTAATTTTAGGACCTATGGCAGGAAATACATAAGGCTACTGACTCCGATGTCCTGGTCGCATGCTCCGAGGGCTGACTTTCCTGTTGAGTATCAAACTATGACTTTTCAATGGTTTGAAGATACAAATGGAGGAGTTAAGAACTGGATATTTGGTGACATTATCGTTTCTGTAGAACACGTACCAACAACAGACTATTACCCATATGAGACTACAAATGATGCCGGGCTAGCCTTGATATTGGCAAAAGCCATAGAGAGCTACCCCTTGTTTATTGAACGTTACCTTTATACAAGTTGGATTTATCTTTCACACGAAGCTTACGACTATGTTGCGGTATTCGATAATCATCACACTCCTATGACTGATGAGCTCTATGAGCATACATTTATTCTAGGCAGTTCCGTGATAGTCCAAGTGCCTAGCGGTACACCTCATGGGTTAGTTATTGCGTGGGTAAGGGCAAATAATGGTGTTTAGCCTAAAATGAACTACCAGCTGGAACTTACTAAGACCAAAGTTCCAAAGACAAAACTCAAAATATAATATGCAAAATTAAGGAGCATTAAATGAAATTAAAAATGGCATCACAGATACCCGAGGCTTTCAAGCCTAAAGAAGACTTTGAATATGACTTTGCTAAAGCTAAGAAGTCAATAACTTTACCATTACTAAGTAAGCATGACCCAGAGACCACTATCATAGAAGAGAAATATGATGGCTCAAGATACGGAGGAGTTATTACTGATACAGTTGGAATTATTTCTAGAAATGGCATAGACAGAGCCAAGAACGTTCCCTATTTATGCAAGGTTTTAAAAGAGGTATTTCCAGCAGGCTCAATAGTTGATGGCGAGGTCGTGCATATAAATGAACCAAGACGTGTTAGATGGGAATTGGCTCGTTCAGTAATGGGTACAAAAGAGTTCAATGCTAGTGTAAAACCTGCACAATATGTTATATTTGATATTCAATACTTAGGTGGTGAATGTCTTAGAGATAAAACGCTATCTGAGAGAAGAAAGATCTTACAGAACTTGCTTGCTAGTAAGCTACCTGAAGGTTTAGTTAAACTAGAAACAACTTTAGCTACCAGTACTCTATGTATGCCAAGACAGTTTCCATTAAGCATGGGTGAAGAACTTTATGTTAGTATTCTTGCTGATAAGGGTGAAGGTATCATGATTAAGTCTGTAAATGAAAAGTATGCTAAGTCATGGACTAAGCTTAAAAAAGTGTTCACTATTGATGCTTTTATTACTGGTATCGAAAAAGGCAAAGGTAAGTTTCAAGGACTAATAGGGGCTCTAAAACTGGGCGTTATGCAAGGTGATACTAAGATTGATATTGGTAAGTGCTCAGGTATGACTGACGATGAGAGAAAAGAACTTACACAGATGGCCCTAGACGGTGAATTACTTCATAAAGTAGTAGAAGTTAAAGCTAATGAGGTCACTAAGAACTATAAGCTTAGACATCCAAATTTTGTTAGAGCTAGATATGACAAAGATATGTCAGAGTGTCTTAAATCACAGCTAGAAGAACATTTAAAGTAAGGACTTTCAATGAGCAGGATGAAAATAGTCAGGGATAAGAAACCGGTACGACCTTTGAAGCTCACGACTTTGGAGGCCCTGATATCTTTCAAGTTGACGGCTATTGGATCTATGGTCTTGAGAACCTAACCTATTCCGGGGTTACAAAAAATAAGGATAGTATAACACTTGATCCTTTTAATCTTACTTTAGAACTAGAAGAGCCCAGTTGGGAGATAGTAGACTATGGGAATGTTGGAACTTGTGATTGGAGAATAACTGTTAGGCATAAGATTACAGAACAGGTAATTAGTGGTGTATACCCATTTAATCTTAACGGTAATGTATATCAACTTCTGTGTGGCGGAGAAGAATGGGTCATGGCCAGCTGTGGAGGAACAGAGATAGCTCCTGGTACTGGGGATATATGCTATATTTTGATAGGCACTGGTGAGGTTATCAATGAAAGACTTAGAGCCTATAATTTACACACCCATAACAGCTTTGATACCGTAGATATTACTCCATCAGACGTGTCTATTGCAGACTCCACTGTGACTGCTGGAAATTATGCTGGAACCTACCCTTCAGTGTTTGTAGGTTCTCCAATAATAGACGACTTTTACTTTTCTGGAGGTTTAAGCATCTTTACTGGGCTAAATGAGCCAGAATGTTCTAAGTTTATAAATTTACTAGCTGGCCAAAGTGTTGAACCCGCGCCTGGTCCAGTAGAGGGACTAATTAACCCAATTCCTAGTATTGGAGACTCTTTTAGAGGAGGAACTGTAATGGGCTATGGTGCTAAAACTCAGTCGTGGGAAAATTATTCACATGGATATTCTAACGTAGCCGATTTACCCGATAGCCAAAGACCTATGAACTATGAACATGCTCATTATAGTAGTATACTAACGTGGGTACAGAGAAGAATAACTAAGAGGGCAGTAATATATTATCTTTTACCTTAAGACTAATCTTATAAGCCTCTAGATCAATACTTGTTATATAATTAATTTCAATTCAGATGATACTATTATTAAGAAGCCTTAAAGTCATTTTAATGTTACTTAAGATATAATATTATTCTGAAACAAATCAAACCCAAAAAGGAGCCAAGATGAGCATGAACAAAACTCAACTTATTGCAGCAGCAGCTAAACTAGACGTAGAGATAGGCGACAAGCCCACAAAAGAGACTCTAATCGAGAGTATCGCAAACTTCCATAACGAAGCAGGTAACACAGAAGAGTTGAAAGCATTCTTAGAAGAGAATGGTTTTACACTAAATGAAGAAGGTGAAATTGTTAAAGCTAAAAAAGTTAAAAAACTTGGAGAGAATCCAAACACTAAAGCTTATCATACAATCAAAGTTCTTCAAGATGAGAGCCTTGCTGGTCTTTCTTACAAAGAACTTAAAGACTATCTAGCTGAGTCTGAAGGTATTGAGACAACTTCTTCAAGCATCGCTTGGTATGCTAACTGGATGAAACAAAAAAATATGAACCCAGTTCCCAGAGCTAAAAAGCCTAAGGCTGAGAAACCAGCTAAAGACGAAGCTCCAGTAGAACCTGGTGAAGATACAGAAGACGCTGAGTAAAATCAGTTAATCAAGATTTAGCACCTTGATTGAGTAATTGACAGGGCATGGTCCCTGTCATTTTTATTTACTACTGGGTTCACTTCACTTCAACCTAATATTAAGTAAAACAAAGGGCAAACATGAAAGAAATATACAATAGACAGGTTAATTTTCAGAAGCACATGAAGTCTAACAGTGATGTTATGTACAAGGCACTGGTAGAAGAAATTGGTGAGTGGGTAGCAAGCTTTGGATATGCTGATTGGAAAGAGACAGAGCGTGATGAAGAGAACATTCTAGTTGAAGCTATGGATATATGTATATTTGCGATGAACCTATGCTACTATGATTATGTACCTTTTTGGTCTACAACTAGTTTTGACAAAGATTCCAAGACCAAAACGGCCGATATATACTTAGTTAAGAACGTTAATAAGCTATTGAGTTTAAATAAGTATGCAGATATAGTCTATTATCTTTTCTCTAACTATCCTGAGCTCAAGAGTAGAATAATTTGTAAGCAAGCTCTAAACACCTTTAGACAGGATAATGGCTATAAGATTGGAAAATATACAAAAATTTGGAATGGCAAAGAAGATAACGTAACAGCCATGGAGTTAATAGAAGCTGACCCTGAGCTAAGCTTTGAGGACTTATATACAGCCTTAGATGAAAGGTACTCATGTATCCAATAGAAACTGTAGAAGAGCTAACTGGCTATTCTAAAAATACTTTATACAATCTCACTAGTGAGCTAAACATAAAGCCTTTTAAGAATAGAGTTGTTGGTAATCCTTCTAAGGGAGTTTATGACAGCAAAGCTCTTGATGCTTTACTTCTATATAGGAAGTTGACTCAAGAGGACCAACTAAAGAAAAAAGAAGCTTTAGTGGTGGTGCTAGATGCTAAAATACTATAAGGGCAATGGACAGGCACAATGGAAATTGTCCGACGAGCATAGTCCTGTAAATAATGCAGTATTTGAAACAGTACTTGCGCTAGACAGAAATCCAAATGATATAGAGACTAGTTTAGAACAGAGCTATTGGGGTCCTTTTTACATTGATATTGATGATGATAAAGACTTTGCTAATGCTCATAGTATCACTAAACAAATTCTTAGATACCTAGTTAAGTCTTATAATCTAAATGTAGACACAGACATACAAGTGTTTGCTACAGGTAAAAAAGGTTTTCACATACTACTTAATCCATATTTATTCATGGACCATAAGCCAAAGAAACAATTAGCTTACAGGTATAAGTTAATGGCAGCTATGATTCAAACTAATCTAGAAGTTAAGTTAGACATGGTTGTTTACTCTGGTAAGAAAGGTAGAATGTGGAGAATACCTAATGTAGTTAGAGAAGATAATGGTAAATTTAAAGTTCAACTAACTTTTCTTGAGGCTATATCAGAAGACTCTAAGTATATTATAGACACACTTTGTCTAGAGCCTAGGACTGGTTTAAATACTGGTTGGACTAAAATACCTAGAAATCCCCTAGCTGTATCTTGGTTTAAAGCTTGTGAGATTCCAGTTATACAAAACAAGATGATAATAGAGGAAGAAGATCTAAGAAACCAGGAGATACCTGAGGGTATAAGTAAACTAGCCGCTTTGAAAGATATAAATATAAATGCTAGATTTAACTTGTTGATCCTTAATGCTGCAGTCTATGGAGCTAGAGCTGGTTGGACAGAAGCTGATACACTAAAGTATTTTACTAAGACACTAACTTATGATTCTTCTGTCTATACGACTAAAGATTCGAAGATTGATCATTTTAGAAATGTTTTTGGCTTTGTTAGAGAAAACAAAGACTACAAGTTTGATTGTCATTTTTTATCTACTGTTGTAGACAAAATAGACTGTAAGAAAATAGCTGCTTCAACAGATGGAGCTGATGACTATGACGAAGATTTCGGGATCTACTCAAAAGATTTTAACTACTACCTAGGTAGTGACACTGGTCCTAGAAGGCTTACCGGCTTTACTATGACTATCCTACATGACGTAGCTGATAAGGATAAGATATCTTATGAGATTCGTCTTAAGAATGCTAGAAAGAGAGTTAAGACTATTATAGTCCCAGAGAACAGCTTTGCAACCAAAAGTGGGTTTGCAAAGTTTCTATCTCCAGATTACCCACTATTTTGTTCAGAAAAGGAGTTCGCCATGATTGCTTGGCATATAAGAAAAGATGAGCCAAACATTCAAATTGGTAGAGACTTTATTGGGTTACACTATCAAGATAAAAAGTGGCATTATGCAAATGCTGAAGGGTCTATATCTTTAGACAACGACATAGACAGGATCAAAGTTAATGCTAAGTCATTGACCATTGTTAATACCAAGCTAGATTATAACTGGCCTGATGTTACCAAAAAGCAATTAAAAGACTCAATTGTTCCTTTAACTTCTTTTAACCAGCCACAGATAGTAGTTCCAATGATTAGTTGGTTCTTTGGTAGTTTCTTTAAGCCACATTATAATGAAGCTTTTAGTCAGTTCCCACTGCTATTTATCTTTGGTGAAGCAGGGGCTGGAAAAACAGCTACCGGTTTAAAACTTAGAAGATTATTTGCTATGGAAGATAAAGCTCTTAAGTCTATTACAGACGTTACTCAGTTTAGTCTGATGGCTGCTTGTAATAGTTCAAACTTAATTCCTTTAATCCTAGATGAGTACAAACCAATGATGATGAAAGAGGCTCAAACACATTTAGTGTCTAGACTGATAAGGGGGGCATACAATGCTTCAAGAGGTGAAAGAGGTACAGCTTCTCAAGAGATCATAGCTTATTACTATAGAGCCCCAATAGTTCTTTTAGGAGAACAGTCTATAATTGAAACAGCTGTTCAGCACAGAGTTATCGAAGTTCAGCTGTCAAGACAGTTTATTCAAAGTGGTAAGTATACAAAGAATTTTAACAAGATAGATGATTTAGCTTTAGAGTCTATTGGTAAAGGCTTTTTAACCTTAGCTATGTCAATCAGTCCTGCAGAAGTAAAGGAAAGAACTAATAAGCATTTGTCCTATTTACAGACTCAGATAAAGCTCCCAGAAAGACCTATGTTTAACTTAGCTGTTGTTAGAGTATCTTTAGACTTTATTACTGAGTACTACGCGCAGCATGGGATTAACATCAAGACTACTATTGATGACCTATTTGATGACTATTTTGAGCATTTAAAGAAAGGCAATGGTGTCATAGACAGTATAGCCAATAAGAATGATATTATTAAGATAATTGAGACATTTAGTCAAATGGCAGACTTCAATGCAAGTCCCGTACCTATAACTAATAATGTACACTATGTGCATAAAGATGGTCAAATTCATCTTAATATACAAGCTATCTATCCTCTGTTTTCTAAGTATAATAGAGACTATAGTTTAGGCATATTTGATCCAGGTTATATAAGTTTCTTAAAGATGCTTCAAAAGGAACCTTTTTGTACTGATGTTAAGAATACTACCTTGATTAGTAGGTCTAAAAACTTAACTGTTTCACTTGGAGTTAAGGCGCTTCAAGATAGAGACATACAAATTAGTCGATTTATTGGAGAATAACCATGGCTGAGTTCAAAATGGAACCTTTTGGATACCAAATGGAAGATGCAAAGTTTATCCTATCAGACAAACGTGTAGGAATATTACACGAACCTGGTGTAGGTAAGACTTTTGGGGTACTTATAGCAGCTGTATATCTCGCTGAAAAGCATAACTTACAGACTTTAGTTGTAGTGCCTCCTATTTTAATTGAAGAATGGATAGACAAAGCCAATGCCTACTTTGATCACTCCTTAACCTTGGTAGCTTACAAGGGTTCTCCTAAGGAGAGAACTAATTTCAAATTGGCAAAGGCAGACATAGTTATCTGTTCATATAATATACTGCAACGAGAAGGTTATTCAAATGCAAAAGGTAAATCTATATTTGAAAGAATGCCTAGACTTGGTATGTTAGTTGGTGATGAGACTAAATTTATAAAAAATCCAAAGTCTAAGGCTTTTAAGGCTTTTCAGTCTATAAAACATAGAACTAAGTATTTAGCCTTGATGAATGGTACACCAGTGGTTAAAAACCCAGGAGATATCTTCTGTATTATACAACTGATTAACCCAAATAGGTATGTTACGCATAAAAACTTTATGACCCATCATGGTAAGTACATAAAGAATGATGAAGGCTTTCCACTACTAATTGGTTGGAAAAGACTGGATGATATAAAAGCCTTTTTAGACGTTAGCTGTAGGCGACTGATAAAGAAAGATGTTCTAGACTTACCTCCTAAGCAGTTGATAGTTAAGATGTTTTCTTTAGAACCAAAGCATTACTCAGTTTTAAAGAGGTACTGGGAGACTGGCTTAATAGAACTGACTGAAAATGGAATTGATCTAGTCGGAAGACCTTTAGAAGTAATCTTTGACCAGGCTATGTCATTAGCCATGAAAGTTAGACAAGCTCTGTTTGACCCAAGTATTCTTGGTTTAGACATGGAATCAATCTATTTTGAACATTTAAGACACCAATTAGACGAACTAGGAGATGAGCAAACTATTATTTGTACTCACTTTCATAATACTTTAAGCATGGTCAAAAAAGTAATAGAAGAACGTGGAGGTACCTATAGTGAAATACATGGACAAATAAGCGCTGTAAAGAAAGAGAAGGCTAAAAAAGATTTTAAGTCTGGAAAAGTTCAATACCTATTAGGTAATCCTAAGAGCATGGGAGTTGGGCTTGACTTTCAGCAATGTAGAAATATGATATTCTTTGAACAAGACTACGAAGTGGATTCTTTTTGGCAAGGTCAAGATAGAATACATAGACCTGGACAAGACAGAGACGTAAGATACTATGTGTTCTTAGCTAAGAAAACAATAGCTATAGACCTAATGAAGTCTATAATGACTAATGCTGATTTTGTTAAAAAGCTCCTGGACAAACAGTCTAGCTCAGAGTTTTTTGATAATAGTATAACTGAAGATGAGGTTGCAGCATGGCAAAAGAAGATGAACTAGTAACAACCCATCTATACATAGCTAAATACCTGGCTCGTAGGTACTCTAGAAGCAGTGCACCTTTTGACGATCTATACCAAGAAGGCTGCATAGGCCTTATAAAAGCTAGTAAAAAATTCGAAGTCGAGCGTGGCTTTAAATTCTCTACTTATGCTACCTGGTGGGTAAGACAAGCTATACTAAGTTCGCTAACCACTAGTACTAGAACAATAAGACTACCTAGCCATATTGTTCAACTTAAGCTTAAAATATTTAGATTTAGTGAAGCTTACTTAAATCAACATGGTAAGGAACCTAGTCTAGAGGAAATTGGTACAGAAATAGACCTAGAAGTTCATAAGGTTGAAAAAATCTTGAACCTGCAACTAGAGGTGGACATAGACAACTTTGAAGCCTTCATGACTAAAGATGAAGATAACGAACTAGAGAAACTTGAAAAGGAGGAAGAGCATGACCATGTGGTAAATAAGTTAACAAACTTGACCCTAAAAGAGAAGATTGTTATAGGCCTACAGTATGGCCTATTAAGTAAAATTAAGTAAAAGTATCTAGTTAAAGACTTGAGATATAATTATTTAACATTTGAGAGAATGAAATTAAACTAAGGATTAGAAATGGCAAAAGCAAAGATTGAAGATATGGAATTAGAAGCACCTACAAAGAATGTTAAGACAGCAGTAGCTTCAGATGAAGAGGTAATTGAAACAGAAGTTTCTGGAAACTCAGCAGTAGCTGTTAGAGGGGCTTCAGCAGTAGCTTCATTAAACACAGGTTTTGAGGGTATAGCCACTATAGCTAACTTCATGCCTTATTTTATACTCGATGGTACTGAGCTTTTAAATAAGGTTTCTGAAGAGTCTCATAAGACTATTGAAGTAGTCATTACTGGTGGAAAGCCTGTATGGCAATTATGGAACATGGAACAAGCGTTGGTAGCTGAAAGTTCTGACGGTGTAACTTCTACTGATGGAGTTAACATGCAGCAGGCTTTAGCCGAGACAAAGGCTAAGTATCCTGGCCAAGAAGAGAAGATTAAAATTCAAGGTAGATACGATTTATACTTTGACTGGGACTATCCTGAGGATGGATCAAAGCTTACTAAAATAAGTTTAAGTCCTTCTAGTAAGTATGCTTTTAGTGCTTATTCACAAGATCTAGCAAAACAAGGCCTAGGTGTAGACAAGGTAACTACTTGTATTGGTGCAAAACGTACTGTTTCTAAGCAAGGCTATAGATATTCTTTAGCTACTTTTGAGCAGGCTTAGTCATGAATAAGATAGCTGAAACTATCTTAAGTAATCTCCAGCTTAAAGCTGGAGATCTAAATGAAGATGGTAAGTTTTTAAAGGTTGTAGAAGCCTATGAAGGTATTCTAGACAAGCTTGTGGTTTATGCTGATACTCTAAGTAAGAACCACCGATGTGGCGGATGTGGTAAACATAAGACAGCTATCAGCCATGAGGAAGTGTACGCCTCAGACAGGGCTAGCTATGCTTCTGAGATCCCCGAGCCTGAAGCTAGACCTTATGCCCAGCCTGAGCATAAAGAGTTTATTGGGCCTATAGATGATCCAGAACCAGGCTTTGTACGAGTAAGTACTGAAGTTTCTAGCCCTACCTTAAGTACCCCAGATGGACTTCCTCAGCCAAAAGCCTATCCTAGAGGTGAAAAATAAATGTCTGAGTTTATGAAAGACTCTTTGGTAAATTCAAAGCCTAAAATGGCTTTGATACCTCCAGAGTTTAAAATTGATCTAGCTAAACTGCTAACTTTAGGTGGCTATAAGTATAACTTTAACAACTGGAAGTTAGCTGCAGAAGATCAGGTAGAAGAATACAGAGATGCTCTAGAACGACACTTGTTAGCTCGTGATTCCGGAGAATACATAGACAAAGATACAGGTATGCCTCACATAATCTGTGTAGCTTTTAATTCTATGGCTTTACACTATTTTGACCATAAGTTCAAAAATGTAAACGTAGATGAGGAGTCTTATATAACAAGACTTAAAAATTATAAGGAAAAGAAAAATGCAAGAGACAAAGACCGTATTAGTTGACGTTAATAACTACTTGAAAAGAATCTACCATGGTGGTGGAGACCCTTATAGCCTTTTTACTGGTTTAATGAACAAGAATTTATCAAATGAAGTAACTCTTGTTTGTGACACATTTTCATCTAGAAATCATAGAAAAAATATTTTAAATACCTATAAGGCTGGTAGACCCCAAGGTGATGATCCTATCTACTGGGAGCTCTATAACAATGCCATAACTATAGGCAGGCATTACCCAAATGTAACAGTCATAAATGTGACTGACGGTGAAGCCGATGACTATATCCTATTAAACGCTAAGGCTGGAGATGATGTAATTTCAAATGATAAAGATCTATGGCCTTTAATAGCCAAAGACGTGAATATCTTATTAAACGCAACTTCTAAAGTTGATAGACAATTAATAGAAACTAAATTTTATTACCCGGACCCAGAGTTAATAGTTGCTTATAAATGTCTTGTTGGAGACTCTAGTGATAAGATAATTGGTAAGTACAGATTTGGTATTGCAGCCTATAAAAAATTATCCATAGATGAACTAAAGTTCTTTCTAGCTTGCCTAAAGAGTGGTATGGAACATGACTTAATTGATGAAAATGTAAAGACTAGTTATGCACTAGTTAAAACATTTCACGACATCTCTTATGAGGCTATGGAGCCTTTAGAATTTAGTGACTTAAATAGTTTTTACTCTTCTAAAGGAATAATATGCTAGTTACATCTAAAAACATACAAGAAGCTTTGGATATACTAAAAGAAGACGAAGATGTGATATGGTCTATAGACCTTGAAACATTTTGTCCCATGGATAACTTTGCGCAGATAACAGGTAAGACTAAGCCTCTAGATAGAATAAACTCTAAGATAGCTTCTTTACAGATAACTACGGCTAAAGAGCATAACTTATATTTTAACTTTGCTCATCTAGATGGAGACCTAGATTATAAGTATCTTAAAGATATCTTTGAACTAAAACAATCTAACCTACATCTTATAGCTCATAACTTTAACTTTGAGTGGACACTGTTATACCTACATGGAGTTGACTTAACTAGGTTTACTTTATGGGATACTATGATAATGGGCTGGTTGAGAAATGAGAATGAGCCTCAAGGACTTAAGCCTAGTATTAAGAAATATTTTGGGTATGAAATGGCAAGTTATAAAGCTACTGTTGGCGAAGGAACAATGGCTATGATAACTGGAGAAGAAGGTTATGACTATGGTATGGATGATGCTATATGGACACTTAAACTTTTCGATTTATACTATGAGTCTATAGATGTTAACTATTATTTAACTTTTGATGAGCCTATAATAAAGTATATAGCTATGCACCATGTAAAAGGGCAGCAGGTTAATACTGATATTATAGCTCAGTTTGTAGTAGATGATGAGTCAAAAGCCCAAAAACTACTTAGTGAATTCCCTGTCTTAAGAGGAGTTAACTTAAATAGTCCAAAACAAATGGCTAACTTACTCTTTAATGAGATGAAACTTCCTCCAGTTAAAGTATCTAGAAAAACTGGTAATCCTAGTACAGACAAAGAGACTTTAAATACTCTTATACTAGAACATTCCAAGACTAACCCAGAGTTAGAAGCTTTTGCTGAGATAAAAAAGATAGAAACTAAGAAAAAATTATACTACAAGCCTTACCCTAGACTAGTTTATCCAGATGGCAGATGGCATAGTGAGATTAGACACTCTGGAACGGTCACTGGTAGATTTAGCATGAGTAGTCCAAACTTACAACAAATGGCTAAACGTGGTGAGAGTGTTAAAGTGCGAAGAGTCATTGTGCCTAATAAAGAACATGAGTTTATACTGTGTATTGACTGGTCTCAAATTGAGCTAAGAATGGCTGCTCACATGTCACAAGATCCAAAATTGTTAGACGCCTATAGAACTGAGAAAGACTTACATACGGTTTCTGGTACTAATATTCTTAACTGCTCTTATGAAAAAATGAAAGAACTACTAGAGACTGGTGACCTAGAAGCCAAAAAGGCTAGGCAAAAGGGTAAAACACTAAACTTTGCTGCTCTATATGGCGCAGCTGCAGGTAGACTTAGTAAGTATGATCTATTAGACTGTTCAGTCGGTGAAGCGGAATATTTTTTACAGGCACATAAAGAAGGTTATTCTAAGTACTTCTACGACTTTGTTAATGACACTTTAATTGAGGCTAGAAATAAACTTTTTGTAGAAACTATATTCAAGCGTAAGAGAAGACTTCCAAATTTGACTTCACCTATAAAAGCTCTAAGAATTGATGCTGAACATCAGGCTGTTAATGCTAGAGTTCAAGGTTCTTGTGGAGAACTAATGAAACTCAGCTTTGCTAGACTTGGTGATGAAGACTTACTATACAATGGTGAATTAGAATTTGTATGCCCAGTACATGATGAATTTGTGTATTCTACTACTCGTGAAGGAGTACATAAGTATCTAAGACGCATAAAGGAAATAATGGAAATGACTCCTAAAGGTTTCTCAGTTCCTATCATTGCAGCAGCCTCTGTTGGGGTTAACTTTGCTGACCAAATAGAAATAGAAGATTTAGACAACTTAGACAAGTATCTAGATGAAGCTTTAGCTTATCAATCAAAAGGAAACTAGCATGAGCGCCTTTGACCTAGTCTATAAAAATGCTCTAGACCACGTGCTAAACACTGGAGTTAAGACCAAAAATAAGCGTACTGGAAGTATCATGTTAGAAACACATGGATATTCATTTGACTACGACATGAGTGTCTTACCAAGGCTGTTCATAAGAAAAACCTGGATTAGTTCTGCTGCGGCTGAGCTAGCTTGGTTTTTATCTGGTACAAAAGATGCTACATGGGTAAACAGTCGTACTAATATCTGGAAAGATTTTACTGACCAAGATGGGAATATTCCCACTGCTTATGGCTACAGATGGTCACACCTATGGGGATACGACCAAGTTAGCAACATCTTAGTTAAACTTAGAGCTGACCCAACTTCTAGACAACAAGTTTTGTTAACTTGGGATCCTATGAACGACAACAGAATAGGCTCTAAGAATATTCCTTGTCCATTTGTCTACGTGGTGAATACTGTAGGAAACAGGCTGAATTTACACTTAACTGTTAGATCAAACGACACTTGGTTAGGCTTACCTTATGATGTAATGACTGCTTGTTTGCTTGGTAGAGCTTTAGCCAACAGTTTAAACATTGACCTGGGCAGCTTGCATTATTCAGTGGCTAATCTACATCTGTATGAAAATCAGTTTGAATTAGCCAAAGAAGCTGTTGATATAGAAATACTACATGATGTGTCTGTGCCTAATGAGTCTTTAAAGACTATCTTAGATATAAGATCAGACATGGACAGCTACCATGAAAGCTTCAAATGCCTAGATGAGTATAACTTCTCTGGTTGGAAACCAAAAGTTAATGTGGTCAAATAATTTCTGGATGGACCTAGTCTATAAGTTTGCTACTCAAAGTTACGCTAAGAAGAAAAAAGTAGCTTGTATCTTAGTGAAGAACAAGCATTTTGTCTCGGCTGGAGTTAACGGAACTTTAAGTGTTTTATCTAACTGCTGTGAAGATAAGCAGGGTAGAAGCATGCACGATGTAGTCGTGCATGCTGAAATGAATGCAATAGCCAATGCTAGCAACAAAAATGATATAGCTGGAAGTACTGCTTATCTAAACTATGGACCTTGTGAAAACTGTGCAAAAACCCTCTTACAGTTTGGAATAAAAAAGCTCTATATAAAAGGGGATATAAAATATCCTGAAGTGATCCAAACGTGTATAGATTATTTAGGAGTAGAAAATGTTGAAATTGAAGAGCCCTGTGAAGAAGACAGAGACTGGTGTTAGCAATAAAATAGTTAATAAGCCTTTAAAAATGAGCTTTGGTAGCTCAAAAGAAGTAGATCAAAGCTATAAGATTGACCAAATGAAAAATCCTTACATAGAAGAGGCAAAAAGAATGAGTTTGGTTAGGCTGGTAGATATCTGGAAAATAGCCTTTGAAAGGTTGAAAGATAGAAGACTATTAGGAGATGACCTACTTAGGTATAAGGCTGTAAAATCTATACTAACGTTTAAACACAGAGTCGAACTACCTAAAGATGGTAAATAAGATTCTATGCTTAATCTTGTAGTATAATTTATGAATAGGATATGAAATGGTAGGCTTAATGTTAGCTAATCAACTAAACATAGTTGCTGGCAAAGATGGCAAGATAATAGAAGGACCTGTAGAAGATAAGAAGTGGCTTAGAGAAACAATAGCTTCTAAGGTAGTGGTAGTTGGTAAGACTACCTGGGATAAAGATATATCTAAATATCCTAAGTTAGTCGAACAAGCACTACTCTGGCTGGTATTGACTACTAAAGCATACCAGCCTGCTGGACACATAAATGTTAAATTTGTGTCCGCCAAAGAACTTAAAATCTATAAGGTTAAATACTGCCTAGGAGGTCCTAAGACAATAGAAATACTAAAGCCGGATCGTTTGATAATTCATAGAGTTGTGGATAAAACCACTAAAGGAACAAAGATCAACCTTGAGGATTATCTCCTAACTAAATGTAGACGGAGAGACTCTTATACTCAAGAATACTATGATCTAATTAAGGATAAAAATGCCAAAGCTTAATGATGGTATGGCTAGTCAGAGAATATACCTAGAATTACTAAAGGACGAAATGAAATTTGATATAAACTTTGTAGTGTCAGAATTTGTGGACACTAGAAAGGCTAGAAATTTTGTTGCCGCAAACCCTTCAGACTTATTTGCATGCTATAAGGCTGCTCCGTGGTTAATAGAGGTTAAATCAACTATCGATAGAGCTAGATTTCCTATGAAAAATATCAAAGGAACTCAATTTGGTATAGGACGTAGATATAGGTTATCTGGATGGAACTACATGTTTGTTATTCATCATGTCTCTTGGGATACTTGGTATTTCGTACCCTTTGACTTTATGTATGAGAAGTCTACCTCTGGTATAAAGTCTTTAAAATGGGAAGACTTAAAGGTGTTCGCTAAGAACAAAGATCATAAATTTTGGAGTATACATGAGTGAAACAATTATTATAGGTGATTTACACCTAGACAAGATTAGAAAAGTGACTTACGGTGAGGCCTCTCTATGGAACGAGCGCCCTTTTAAACTACTGGAGACTATTATAAAAAAGGAGTCTCCAAAGAATATAATCTTTCTTGGTGATATCTTTGACAAGCATAAGCCAGATAGCCTATCAGTAGTGAAATTTTTAGCTTTACTGAAGGGGATTAATATCTTTATAGTCGAAGGTAATCATGATAGACCAAAAATGGAGCAAGACTACTGTTTTCAAGAACTAGACAAGTTGGGTAGCATAAACATAATCAGCCGTAATGAGATTAGTTGTTTTATGCCAAACTTTTATGGCCTTGGCTGGTGTGATACTCAAGAGATGTTTTTATCTAAGTTAGAACTAGTAGTTGATGAAATAGCTGAAGATAGTATTCTATGCTTGCACTGTAATCATAGCGATTGGCGTAATGAGATGGACAATTACATACCAAATAGTATAATAGAAAAACTTGATGATAAGGGCGTAACTATATTTGCTGGTCATGATCATAGTCATTTTGTAGCTAAAAATTTTATTAGTCTTGGTTCTATAATGCCTAATAACATAGGAGAACTAGGTGAGAAAAAGTATTGGACTATAAAAGATGGTCTAATTAATATAGACCATAGAGTTGGAACTCACAAAGAAGACTTGGTACTACTACTTAGAGAAGAACCAGTTGGTATTATAGAGACAAAAGCCTACTACATAAAGTCTTCAGGAACTATAGACACAGAAGATCTTAAGCTTCAGGCAAAGGACCTTCATGTAGACATTTTAGCTGATTTCAATAGAGAAGCTCAAAAAGCAGGCTATGACCTGGAGTACGTGTCAAAATTTCTAGGAGGAATAGCATGATAAGTAGAGTAATACTAAGTAACTATAGATCTTATGAGTCTCTTGATAGAACTTTTAAAGATGATCTTAATGTTATACAAGGCAGAAATGCCACAGGAAAGTCAACTATAGTTGAAGCTATAGGCTATGCCTTACAAGGGAGCTCCCTACAGAAAGGAACTGCTACTTCTTGGATAAAAACAGGCTGTTCTGATGGCCTAGTTACTCTTTACATAGATGACTTTATTATTGCTAGAGGTAACAAGAAGCAACTGGTAAAGGACATAGAAGGCAATATTCTAGCTCGTGGTCATACGGGCATAAATGAATGGGTACTAGGTCAATATGGCCTTATGCCAGAGTTATATAAAACGTCCTTTCATATTGCTCAAAAAGAAATAGCTTCATTTGCGGCTTTAGGTCCAATGGAGAAAACAAAAAGAGTAGAGAAACTTCTCAAACTTGACGTAATAGATAAAATTAAGATTGCTGCTCTTTCAGATAGAAAAACCTTGGTCACAGCTGTTAGCCGTCTAGAGTCTAAGCTAGTAGACGTAAAGAGCTATACTGAAGAAGACTTAAAAGACTATCAAGAACAATTAGAAAAGTCTAATGAAGATTTAAGCCTACTTAGAGGCAAAGAATTAGCTCAGGCTCAATTGGTGATTAAATATGAAAAAGAACTTGACTTATGGAATAAAAAAATATCTCTAAGACAACGTTTGATTGACCCTAAAGCAATTTTAGAAACTGTGGAAGATAGAATAGCAACCACCGAAGCCGGGATAAAATCTAATGAAGCTCTAGAACAAAACTTGGCTTTATATAGGAAAAAACAACAGTTAGAGAATAAAATTGCTAACTTAGATATTAACAAAGAATATTTCACCATACGTATAGAAGATGCAATGGATCTTAAGAACAGTCTTGTTAAAAGCGATAATGCCAAAAAGATACTAACTGAAGACTATAGTACTTTTGATTATAGTAAAATTGACTTTGATTTAACCAAAGAAGACATACTAGGCTTAGAAAAAGACCTTTATAGTCACACCCAAAACTTGGCTGATTTAGAGGCCCTTCCAAGTTGCTGTCCTACTTGTAAGCAGGACATGCCTGACATGTCAAAAGAGATACTCATTCTGGGTAAAAAGGTAGCTAAGAAGAGAAAAGACTTAGAGGCTAAGAAAACTATCCTAGCTGTTTCTAGCTTAAATAACCAGTTATACAAGGGTAAGCATACCCTAAAAGTAGTAGAATCTATGTTAGTATCTATAGTGAACAAAGAAACTTATCTTAGTCTACAAGAAATGACTGAGGTTACTGAGCCGGAAAAAAGTACTGTTAGTACTAGTTTTCTTAAAAGTCAATTAGTTGATCTTAAGTTTGATCTTGGTATGTTAGGACGACTAGACGAATATTCAGATGTAACTCAACCGGAGAAAGTTGCCTTTATAGATTATAAGCGTTCTATAAGAGTGCTCTCAGGTAAAATAGAATCTCTTAGAGTAGACGTAAGTACAATAGAAAACTCTTTAGCCGTTTTAGCTGAGTATAAAAAAGACTTAGACGCAACTTTAGAAGAAAAAGAAACTCTTGATGCGTTTATAAAATTTATTGGAGAATACAGAGCTGCCTTTAGTGCTAAGATAATACCAATGCTTGAGGAAAATGCAAATAAGATAATAAATTATCTGTCTGATGGTAAGCTTAAAAAACTTAACCTAGACTCAAGCTATATAATTCAAGGATATGACTTATATAGTGGCTCTGAAGAGGACGCAGCCAATTTTGCTCTAAGATTGGCTATAGCTCAGATATCTCGTATAGGTAGTTATAACACTATAATACTAGACGAAATAGCTGCAAGTTATGACTCTGTAAGAGAAGACAGACTTCTTGAGGTCTTAAAGGCTACGGAAATGCAAATAATTTATATCTCTCATGGAGATATAAACTACTAAACCTCTATAGGTATACTAGGGTCTAGATAACCTTGGTATACCGCGTATACATAGGCGTCTCCAGATATAAGCCACTTAACTTGCTCACTGTACAGATCATAGTTTTCTTGTAAAGCTAAAACATCTAACCCTTCTTTATATATACTAGGAATAAAATTATTTGTAAACTTAAAATACCTAGTTACTTTTATACTACTACTAGTAACATGAGTTTTTATAGTAACATAAGAGCTAGGCTTAGTATAGAAATACCCGTTGTGCGTAGCCATCTTAACTGGTCTATCCCAGTCAAACTTTGTAGTTGTTAAAGAGGGCAAGATTGTTAATAGCACAGCTAGATCCAGCATACCTCCCCTGTAGGCCTGAGCTTGAGGCAGATCCATGTCTAGGTATTTTAAAGCTATAAAAGTGAATAAGTCTACGGTCTTTGTTACATGCCCATCAGTATAGGCCTTTAGTTGTATATAGTCAAATAAGTTTAAAAGATTTATTCTCATACTACGTGGATGCTCTGAGTAGTCTGAAGGGAAATGTGCCACTATGGTTCCATTGTGTAATAGTTCAAACTCTTCCATAGAGCCTATACCTTGGTTAAAAAGGTAATAACCTTGTGAGTCAGTCTCTAGAATTTTTCCTAGGTCTAAGGGAGTTAGTAAGTAGTCTATGGCCTCTTCTGAAGCTATGATAGTTTCTGGAAAGTTTAAAAAATCTAGCGGGTGTTGCTTAGGTGTGTAACTTCCATCCTTGAGTATACACCCATACTCAGTACACACGTAGCCTGTTTCACAACCGTCAACTATGTTTGATACATCACCCATTGGGGCGTCTAGGCTTGAACCAGTACATGGATAAAGTTCCTCTCCTTTATAGATAAACTTTTCACAGAAAGACAGGGTTCTACCAAAGTCTTCTGGAAGGTTATAGCAGGGGATAGAATCGCACTCTGTTAGATGTCTAAATGGAATTACTTGTTTCTTTGAATACTTTCCAGCTTTTAAAATTAGTTCTAACCCCGTAGTTCCTTTTATTAGAGCAAGTTCGGGTTTTAAGTCCGTCGCAGCCCCTAGTAGTTTAACTTTTCTTAGCCTAAAAGCACTATTAGACAAAGTTTGACTTATTGGATCATAAGTAGTTTCAAAGAAAAAAGGGTTCCTTAGTATTAATAAATTTTTAACTCTGTCATAGCAGTCTACAATATCGGATAGAAACGTAGCATAAGTAAGCTTACACTGTTCTTGTTTTACAAGATCAAGTCCTGAGTAATTTGGCATTTTATTCCGGCTCCACAATAGTTACATTATTATTATCAAATAACGGTTTAAGGTCTAGAGGTGTTAGCACGTCTGACCCGTCGTAGTTTACTAGACCAAGTAGTTTAGTTCTTTCATCAGGCTTAAGCCCATTATACAGACTTAACAGTTTGGTTCTTTCATCAGCTAATAGTCCATTTAGTAGACTGAACAATTTAACCCTTTCATCAGCTTTTAACCCTGTAGGTGTGGAAGTATCTAAAGACATTAAGTGGGCTCTCTCAGTAGGAGTTAAGCCTGGAGCACTGGTTAAAGTTCTGTCAGAATGATCCCATATTTTAGAGACTAACTTTGTTAAGCAGCTTGGTACCACTTGTGTAGCTATTTGTTCCATTATGTACCCCTCAGTAGCATAGCCTACTTCTACGTATCTACCAGTAGACCCTGGAGCACTTCCTTGAGCAAAACCTGGAGCTACATAGCCTACTTCTACGTAATTTCCTATAGGTAGTCCTACGTAACCTGGAGCTGTATACCCTTCTAGTCCATAAGTTTCAACACTACCAGAGCCCACGTAACCTGGATCTACGTAGCCTGGAGATAAGTATAGTATTTCATTTACTGTACCTTCAATTATTTTATCCTCACATAACTCTTTCACTATATCAGCTGCTGACGGTAAGCTTAGTAATTTATCTTTTTCATCTTCAGTTAACCCAGAACCACTCTGGTTTGTAAGACTCATAAGTTTTGTATGTTCTTCAGAAGTCAGTCCAGAACCCACACCAGTACCACCTGATACTATAGTAGTTTCAGACTTGATAGGTAGGACTGAATTTATGGTTATCCTAAACATACCAATAGTATCAACGAACACTTCAGATTGATCTTCTGTGAGCAATGTTCCAATAACATTGAGTTTATGATTAGCTTCTTGAGGACGAACTCTCCAGCCATTTGTTAGAAAGTAATAGGCTGTGATAAAAGTATCTTCTAGAATAGGATTTCCGCCGACTATAGAAAAAGCGTCTAAGTATTTTGCATTATCTGACTGCACCATCCAATGTTTCCATAGGCTATATAGCTTTTTAACATCAAGCTCTACAGTACCAGGGTTACATAGGATTAACTTATTTGCTCCATCAAAAGTTACCATCTAAGAACCTATATGATTACACGATGGCCATTTTTAGCGTAGACCTTTTTACCGTTTTTGCCCTTTAAGTGTACATACCCATCTGCAAGAAGTTTTTCTTCTAAGTTCAAAACCGGTGGGTCTATTTCTTTTTTCTTAGTCTTAAATAGTTTAGTAATAAAATTTATCATATGTTTCTCCCAGATTTGTCTATTCTAGAGTAGCTTCCAGCTGTCATTAGTTGTAAAGACCCCTGAGAAAAATTCCACTCATCTTTAAAAGTAAAAAGTTTAAGTTCTTGGTTATATTCAAAAGGAAGGCTAACTTTCATTAGCTTACCAGCTAAATTCCATTCGCTCTTAAGCACGTTGAAAAGTTCTTCGTAAGTACATTTTATGCCTATTAATATTTCCTTTGTCTCAAAAAAGATCTCTAAATTCTTATTTATAACTAGAGAAGGCACTTTAGTCTCTTCAGGTGTTATATCTTGTAAAGTTAGACACCAGTCTGGATTAACTAGGACTAGAATTGGTCCATTTTGAGTTATACTAAAGGTTCCTCCAAGAACCTTAATCTCAGTTCCTATAGAGTCATCTTCTAAAACTAAGTTTATTTCAATGCCCATAAGCTCTTGTCTACTTGATCCTTGCACTTTATATTTTCTATTCACCTAAGCTCCTTTAAGATTAAACACTATTTATATCTAACACCTATAGAAGCTTTTGGTTACCTACTGCTAAGCTGGATTACTATAGCTATAGTCTTTTTCCTGAGTTATGGGTATAAGAGTATCTCCTGAAGTTTGAATATCATAAATCTGTAATAGCTTATAGTTATCAGCTATGACCACTAGGTCTATGCTTAAGGCTAAAATTGAGAAACCATAGCTCCCTGAGCTACTCTCTGTACTAGATAATAAATCACCGGTTAAGTGGTCAAAAGCTACTATTTTAGACCCCTCGGCTGCTCCTGTTATTACTATGTGTTTATAATCTTTAACCAAGATAGTTCCTCCATAAGGAGCTGAACATTTTGATAATTTACAGTCACTACCATTAGTATTAAGCAATGTTAGTTGTCCAGACTTAGCTGTAGATTGTATATGTATTGAACAACGGTCATCAAAAGTTATCCCACCAAGACTAAGACTAAAATTAGCCTTATCTAGGCACTTTGGAATAGTTAATGCCAACACTTCATCAGAATAACCTTTTGCACCAAGAGTGTCTAACTGGGCTTGTAACTCAGCTTCTGTACCGGCTGTTAGGCTATCTAGGGTCTTTGCGCCTTTTTCAAAAAGTTCAACTCTGATAGTCTCAGCGCTTAAAGGTGCTCCACCGCCTATTTCTGACCAAGTAGCAAAATGGCTTATTAACGTTCCAGGAGCCCCTGGATAAGCTATGTCTGTTCCACCTGTATCTAGGCTACTATCTGGTTTACCGTAAGACCAGTTACCTGAGTGTAACGACATATTAGCATCTGTGATTGGATTGCCATCTGTTTTAACTACCTCTAGTCCGTCTATAAACATAGTAAATCTGCCTTCACCACTAGAGTCTTCATATTTTAGTATTACATGGTAGGGCCTATTAATGCTTAGTTTTATATCAGAGTAAGCTTGGACCTTAAAGTCTGGCGTACCACTAGAATCAGCTATGTTACCTAAGAGAGTATTTCCAAAGCCAACAACCATATAAATGTTATTAATTCCCCCGCCCTCCTCATAGATACCAGAAGGAACCAAATGAACCCTGTCTAGTTGTATCCATCCGCCTACGTATCTTTTAGCATGTTTGTTTGTAATATTAGTATAATCTGAGTCACTCATGACTATCCTTGAGTTATTATCATTAACAGACCAACTGTGCGTAGAAGATAAAGCTATTGGAGTAGCTTTAAAACTAACTGATCCAGTTGTTGATTGACTATTGGCATTAGCCTCTCCCATTACATCTACATAGGTATTATTAAAAGTATGGTATATGTCTGGGTTAAGATTTTTGATTAACAGATCATAGGCTACGGCACCAATGGTTACTTTAAAACTACTAGAACGATTGCCTAAGTCATCAGTAATGAATATATACCCAAAGCCATTGGCTATCCCAGTTAAGTCTACGTTAAATACTATGGCTATGTCAGTCCAGTTAGTTGTTACTTGAGTAACTTTGGTAGCACTAGCATAGTTCATTGAATCAGCTAGTTCTATTTTGCCAGTTCCTTTTAGAGCTCCAAAACCTGTGCCGTTTATTTTCTCATTAGTATCTCCTGTATCAAGTTGTGTGTCATTATCTAGACTAGATATTTTTACCGAAGATACAAAAAAGTTTATTATTTGAGCCCTACTCTGAACGGTATTTCCTGTTCTATGGGCCCACACATTGGCTTGAGTAAGTGAATTTAACTTTATATTTCCCCAACCTCTACCATAGGCTGTACCATTACCACTAGAGTTTCTACTTAGTATTGGTAAAGACTGTCCTAGGTCTGATAGTCCAGCTGTAGATATGTCTAAGTCTGTGCTTATAGCTCCAGCATCGTTTATTACATGTCTGGTCACAGATATGTCTGTGTGTTCTACTATATGAACAAGATGATTACCAGAGTCATCTCCAGAGGTTATGCTATCAACATGGTCTGAATGAAATTTAAACGTAACCGTGCTAAGATCTTTAGGATAGTATACTGCTGAAGTATCTGATATTGCATCATCTACACCGTTTGCATTGTTAGCTTTGAACTGATGAACTATAAAAGCTTTATCCCAAGTAGTCACAGACTTACTAGTTCCACCAAGACCATCTGCGGCTGTTCTTAGGTTAATATCTCCTGTGTCACTGTTATCCTTAACTAGACCATGTCCTATGCTCCAGTTAGACCCAGTAAACTCCACTACGGAGACAAACACTTTGACAGTGTTATTAGAAGCGCTACCTCTTTTTACATTTAGAGTACCATTAGTCATCCAGGCCATAGCTGTTCCACTGTCAGCACCATCTACTGTTGAGTTACTATGCACACCAGTTATGAAAGGTACACAGTTGTCTATGTTAGATATGCCACTAACGGCTTGAGTCTGTGACTCAGAGGACAAATCTAGTTCATAGGTGCCTCTAACTATAAATTCATCTAGGCCACTAGCCGTCCCTGTATATTCTAGTATGGCCCACGGTATAGTCTGACTCTTAGTTGCTAACTGCTTTTTGGCTACCACTGTTGTACTGTTTAGTATTTCAATACTACCAGACATTTCAGCTACATCTTGGTTACCACTGTCACCAACTGGTCCCCCACCCATGTATCTATTATTAAGGTTTACTACAAAAGCTTTTGTAAGATCAACGGTTGTTATGGTAGTATTGTCTGTTAAGCCTGTAAAAGTGCTCTCACCGTGCTGGATTTTTATAAATGACACTGTTTAGTCCTTTTATTCATTTTTATAATTCCTATCATAAAATTGTTCAACTTTTATAGAAGTGTTCTTGTCTATATCAAGGGCCTTAAAAAAAATATTCTTATACTTAACTGATACTACTTTTATGTCTACTATTTGACCTTCTATAGAAGTACTAAAGGTACCTGTAGTATTCTCTTGACCGGCTATTTCTATAGAGGTATTATGCTTGTAAACCCTAATCTCTGAATTAGCCTGTAGATTAGTTAGTTCAAGGACGTAAGGATTTATAAGATTAATAAGTCCTCCTCCAAGGTTACTAATTTTTGTTGCATTTGAGCCATTAAGATTAGTCCAGTTTAATGTTCCAGAGCCTAGCCATTGAATATGTATAGTGCTTAGAGTATCAAAAGTAACATTGTCGGCTACCAAGTCTAAGTTTGTTCCAGTTAAGCTTATACAGCAAGGAGCATTAGCTCTATGAGTACCAGCAATATCATCTAGGTCTGATTGAGAAGTGACAGATATGTCAGACAGTACTCCTTTTTCAAACAGTTTAAGTTTAATATCTTGGTCTGTTATTAAGCTATTGTGCCACATACACCAATTATTATAATACCCATTAACACTGGCTACTAAGAGTATTTGTGTGCCCCCTAAGGCCACATTAGCACCGCTTTTGCCAAAGGCTGCTGGAGACCTGGCGGGTAGAGTGATTATATTAGGAACTACATTAGCACTCTCTAATTGCTTGACCCCGTCGATAAAAGCACTGAATTCATTATTACCTCCAGAGCCATCAAACTTTAGAGTCAAATGATATATTCTATCTTGAACTAAAGACACATCTCCATAGATTTGTAAAGTTACCGCATCACAATCTAGCTCGAATAGAATGTTATTACCAAAGCCTAGTATAAAAGCTAATGAGTTTGTTACCCCACCTTCCCCATAGACTCTACAAGGAGGCTGCTGTATCTTGCTAGTCTTAAACCAGCCAGCAATTACTCTTTGAGTTTGATCAGAATTTGACACTGTAGTTACTTTACCTAAGTCTACAGTGTCTGCAGTAGAACTTGAAAAGATACTTTTAGTCACTCCTGAACATAAGGCTGGTCCTGTAGCTACACAACCAGTATTTGTGCCATGGGCTGTTCCATAGTCATCAGTATAAACTCCATCAAAAGTGTATAAATGATTTGGTCCTAGAGCCTGAATTGTTTGTTTGTAGTCTAGTCCTGAGTCATTGTCTGTTATGGTTCCTGTAGCTGTGACCCCTCCGATAATAAGCGTATAAGTCTCAGTTGGCTCTGGAATAGTATCGTCTACTACCTGTACAATCACGCTGAAAGAACTAACTCCTGATGGGACACTAAGAGTATCTAGGCTAAGGGTTACTCCGTTAGAATAGCTTACCGTTCCAATATCCGAGCCGGTAGTTTCATTGTGAGTCAGGCTCATTAGGTATGTTTCAGTAGCTTCTGTAGCATGACTAAGGGTTACTAGATGAACTAGGTTTAAGTTCTCAAGGTTACTATCATTACTAACAGTTGAGACCGTAGGCTTAACATAAGCGGCTATTATACTTGTGGAATAGCCTGATCCACCAATTCTTCCAGCTGCTGTCTCTACATATAGATAGACAGTTCCAAGAGACAATGTATCTTGAATACATCTTATGTTTATTTCTGTGTCATTCCAAGTATTAACTGTTTGTTCTACTAAGATCCCAGAACTGCTAGCTTCAGCATAAGTGTTTTTATTTCCAAGCCATATCTTACCTTGAGCAGCATCAAAAGTAGTACCAGTGACCATTAGGTTACTTTCGTTGTTAAAGATATCCCCATCAGCAAAGGCTGTTGTTATTGGTTCTATGTCATCGTTTATAACAGTTCCAGTACCGTAAGTACTATCAATGTTTAGTCTAAAAGTCTCATTAGTCTCTTGAATTACATCTTGATTAATTCCTAGGGTAATACTAAAAGTTGTAACTCCATCTGGGACGTTTAAGGTTCCTACTGGACTCTCAGTCACTCCGTTTGAAAAACTAAACCCAGCGTAGTCTTCCGAGTCAAAACCAGAACTAAAGGTATTCATTGAAATAGTGTACGTTTCTACCCCTTGGGTAGCATGAGTTAGACTTACACCAAATACTAAGCCTGTTCCTTCATTTTCTGATGGACTACTTATTGAATCAATTGTAGGTTTTACGTAGGGAAGGACTAAATTGAATTGAATGGCCTCAGCATAGGCCGATCCATTGTGACTTTCCTTACTCCAAGTTATTTTAGTGTTTGACACCAAGTCATACCTAGTTGACCTACAAGATACGTCCCAAGCTTTATTATACTCAGAACTATTATTATGTGCCATCATATGTCCAGCATGAGCTACTGTTCTGTTTAGATCTACGGCTGTACCAAGGTTTAAATCTCCTGATGACCCAGTGTTTCTAACTACAGCTCCTCTTTGTACTAACAGAGAACTATCTGTTATAACCTGCCAGTAATATGTATGACTACCCGAGGTATAGCCTGTAGACACTTCTAGGTTTGTACTAGTAGTTATCCTACCTGCGGAATTACCCTCGTCCTCATATTGATCTTCTATAGTGGTATCAGACAGGACTAAAAAAGACTTTGCTGTGTCTATAGAGCTAAGAGTTATATTAGCCGGTGAGGCATCACTAGGGGTTACTCCTCTTTGAACTGTCAAAGTATTATGACTTATCGTATACCAGTGTCCCGATTGAGCCACTCCAGAAGTGTTAACATTAAAAGCTATATTAGTGGTTGTACTTAACCTAGAACTTAGGTTTACTTGCCTTGGGGCTTTTAGGCTTCCATCTGTGGTCTTTACAAAATGCCAACAGAATGAATTAGCCAATGTTAAAGCACTTAAACTTACATTTTTTGATGTGTCTGAAGTAGTGAAATCAAAAGTTCCTTTTTGAACAAGGACATCCGCTGCAAGTTCAATAACATAAACAACAACAATAGCTGAAACAGCACTAGCTACTCTAGAAACTTTTACACTAGGACCAGCTAGTATCTCTACATCAAAGTTACCATCTTGAGACAATTGTGTGTCGCCACCAAGGCTAGCTGACGCTGTAAAAGGAACTATTTGAGCTAGGCTAGTAAAACCAGTTAAGCTAGCTGTTTTTGTTGTCTCTGAAGTGCTTAAGTTTAATATTACCTTTTCTAGCTTAACTATATTCATTAATGGCTCCTGTATGCTTAATAGAACTCTCCGTAGAGAATTCTATAAGATTACTACAATGGGTTAGAGTAGTTTCTTTCTAAACTGGCAACCAAAGATACTGAGTTAGCATTTGATCTACCAATAGCTGAAGTAGCTTTTACATACTGAGCTTTATCAAGCCCAATTGCTACAACTGTAATAGCAGCGTCTTGAGCTGCTGTTCTTCCACCTTGAACATTTCCATCATAGTCAAATGTAAAGGATATACTTCCAGAAGCGATAACTCCAGAGATATCAACACCGGCATTATCTTTAACAATTAGAGCATCAGAGTCACCAAAGTTATTTCCATTAGCATCTGTAAAGAACATTCTATAGACTGCTCCAGAGTCATCTACCAAGTTCTGATTGAAGTTTATAGTTCCCGCTGCCATGAATGGGAACGTTCTTTTAGTGTTAGTTGAGTCATAAAACTCGATTCTATTGATATCCGTACTTGAGAAGTCATCTATAAATACTCCTTGAGAAGTAACTAAAGTATCACCTACGAACTTAAGTAAACTATCAGCTGTGTTACCTGAGACACTACCAGCACCTGCGTCTATATCAGAAGTCTGTCTTAGTGAATACTGTACATATTCATAAATTTCCTCTGCAGTAGGCAAGCTACCATTGTCGGCTACATCAGCATCAATTATAACATCAAAGTCATAGCTTGAAGCTCCAATGGTTCTACTTTGAGCTGTACTGTAGTAAGTAATGTTCATGTCTGTATAAGGCAAGTTACCGGCTACAGCAACATCATTGTTTGTAATCTTAAGATCAACACTATTTTGAAGAGGAAAACGATACGCTTGGTAGTTGAACTTTGTAAGACCAATGTCTGAAAGCTGTGACTGAGCGTATTGTTTTTGATACTCACGAACGAATATTTTAAAATAGTCACCAGTAGCTGAACTAGTTGCGTTGTCTATACCATGTCCACCACCATCTCCAAAATACTTGACGCACTGATTAACAACACCAGTTAATACTATGTTAGTAGAACTTCCATCAGCTACTTGTTGAAAGTAAACTTGATCACTACCCCCTAGAGCACCTAGAGTAATAACTCCTGCGTATTCTTCAGCTGATGAACCATCACCATTCTTTATAGCATACCCACCATCTCTAAACAAATCTGATGTATTCTTACTAGCTGGTGCCCAGCCGTCAACAAATTCAAATTGCTCTGGTGTAATTGCTACCATAGGGAAAGGAAATTTAATCAGATTTGCATCAGATTTCCATTCCTCTTTTAAGTATGAGTATACTGCTTGTAAACTTACACCATCTGTTGTTAATGCTCCATGTGCTGCTAAAGAAACACTTAAAGCTGTTGTGTCTATCCAGATACTCCCGTCTGTGCCTAACTGTCCTGAGGTAGAACTTCTAACTAGACTATCTGGGTCGGTTATTTTTGACATCTTTTTCTCCTTTTTAGTTTCTAATTTATATCCTGAAACCTAACTTAGACTGTCTAGTTAAGCGGCTAGTTTGTCCTCCTAGTGTTAAAATGTGTAACTCAGCTTTATCAACACATGTTTATGGTCTGTTCTGTGTCCAAGAGGGCTTAAACCTGTACTTTCTAAATATTCTAGATGAACTCTTGATCTCTTATTGTATACGAAGTCTGAATAAATTTTATAAGATATCTTATCTGTCCCAAAAGAATTATAGTCATTCTCCCATAGATCTCCAAAGATAAAAGATGTATAGTCTTCGTAAGTTTTAAACTGTTCAACACCGATAGACACTTCCTGAAGCCATATCTCTGTGTAATATTTTAGGCCTATTAGACTTGAGTAACCTGTGAGGTTATCTTTAAGAGCTGGTAAAGGTACTGTGTTATCTAGTAGTTTTCTATGGCTATACCCTAGTACTGTATAGCCAATAAAACCTGAGTTTAAAGAGTCATCAAATGAGTAACCAAGTCCTATAAGTTCTGTTTTAAACAATTCTTTAGGTCCCCCAAAGTTAGGTATAGCTAATTTAACTTTAGTTAAAGCTTCTATGTAGTTTAGTTCAAAGAAATGCCTTCCATAGGAATATTCAAGCGCCGAGAATAGCCCTCCTGAACCGTCGAATTCATCAGATATCTTAGTCGTTCTGCCTAGAGTATCTTGGTCTACAAAGGCCTTTCCTATTTTAAACCTCAAATCTTCATAGGATATGACTATGAAGCCTCCTAGGCCTGTGGTGTCTATTAGCGTAAACAACATATTTCCTTGTATTTCGTCTGACTTTGAGTATTGCTTAAAGTTTCCTCCAGCTAGCTGTATTACTCCATAGACAAGATCAACACTAAGCTTACCTTTGGTTAAGACCCTTCCTTGTAAGTAAAGTCTGGTTAGCATTAGCTCACTTTTTTCACGACTGCCATGCATGGAATAAAGACCAGTAGCATAAGAAGAACTAGTAGTCCTAGCTTCGAAACTCCCCTTAAGACTGAGCCTACCAGCTTGTATGTCTGTATGATTTCTTAAACCTGCGGAGTAGAACTGCTGCCCATTAAAGGCTCTATAGGCTGAGAATATCTCCGACTCTGAGGTTAATTCTGCGAATAGACTAGTATAGCCTAAGATTAAGCATATAAGTATTTTATTCATCTCTTTTTACCTCATTTTTCTGTTATTAGTATTTTTGGCTAAGTCTTTTAGCTCTTCTAGGTATAATTCTAGTTCTATACTATTAAGTTCTATAGAATATGTCTGTCTTTTTGAAGGACTTGATAGTACCCTTGCCCAACCTAAGTAGGTTTTGCTACCTAGATCAAGCCCTTCTAGGGCTAGCCTTTCTTTAATAGCTGTTACTCCTGAAGCGTTACAGAAAGTTAACAGTATGATTATAAACAGCTTTTTCAACTTAACTCCTTTTTACAGGTATTATAATACTGACTACAGTACCAGTAATACTAGTCTTGATTATATTTATGTCTCCGCCTATAGAAGTTACTAAATGTTTATTCAAATACATCCCATTACCTCTGGTTATCATAGAACCACTTTCTTTTGTACTATAGTTTGGCTCAAATATTTTATCTACTATATCTTCTTTTATACCATTACCATTGTCCTCTAGGTTAAAGGTTAGGTACCTACCTCGCAGGCTAACAAAGATTATCTTTATGTCCGTAGCACACGCTTCAAGAGAATTTTTCAAATGGTTAATTAAAATACTTCTTAAACCACTAGCCCTTAGATCCTTGCTGTCTAGGTCGAACACTTTGAGTCTTTCGTCTACTGAATATTTAAAAAGATTATTAGAAATAGCTACCATGCCAAAAGAGTCCGTTACTGAGTCATAGACATTTTTTGCTCCACTGTTTAGTCTAATCTGTTTAAACTTACGCATTTTGCCAAGAACTCCGAAGATTTGATCTATGGATAATTTTATAAACTCAAAGTCTTTTTCTAAACCTACAAGTTTTTTATTAAGCGCTAGTCTGTCGGCTGATAAGGGTCTAAAACCATTCTCTTTGTCTTCTAAGATTAGGTATCTATTTATTAGTCTGTGTATTTTTTCTATTTTGTTTTCGACTACTTCTATGGGCGTGTTCATTTCATGATGAGCATGCTCTGTCATTAAAGATATAGACTTGTTGTTTAATAGAGCCTCAGACCCAGATAGTTGGACTAAAAGTTCCAATCTTTCTTTTTCAAAAGCACTTCTCATTACTCTTAGAAAGATAAAAAATACAAAGACTGAAACTATAGCATACATATAGAACAGGTTTATAAGATAGTTTGTAAAAGTTAGCCTAAAGAAAATATGCTTATCAGTTTTGTTAAAATCATCTATTTGGATTAATATACTATTTTGGTTGTAGTAGAGTCCATCGGTTATTCTTAGAAGGTCTATTTTTCCTAGGTTAATTGGTCTAAGTACACTAGCTACATTTCTATACCTAGCTATCATCTTTCCACTCTTACGGTCTATGATTAACACTTCTTCACAGTCAACTAGTCTACATAGGTATTCTATGTCAACTATTTCAAACTCATAGGAGTAATCCTGTAGTTGTTTTATTGCAAATAGACTATAAGAGTATATAGTATTACCTATGTTAAGAATAAAGGTTAGAAATAGTAATGTTGCTACACTGAGCAAGGCTTTAAGGTGCTTTCTAAACAGCCATCTTAGGTAATCTTTCATAAATTTAGTCTTTGAACAGAGTTGCGTGTATGTAGGCTCTTCTAGGATCCATGGTTATTTCTGTTTTGTAAAGAACCTTGTCCTCTAGATTAAGCTTTGTCACCTGGTTATACTGGTCTATAATATTTTTTATAGGATTAATTGGATCACTGATAAGATTTCCAGTATAAAAGAAATACTTAACTAGTGGGTTAATCTCATGTAGTACCTCAAAAACGTCCATGCCTGTAAGTCTGATGTTACCCTCTGGGGTTAGGATGCTTCCACCAAGTGTTAGATCTATTATAGCATAGTCTATGTTTAAATCAGCATGCTCTTTAACTAGGGTTAAAAATTCATACACTGCGTGTTCTCCAACGAAAGATAATATATTATACTTTGATTCATCCATGTCATAGTCTTCAAAAATAGTCTCTAGGTCATCTTCTAAAAAAGAGACTATGCCTGCATTATCGTCTATCAAGAGTATAGTTTTGTTATTAAAGTCAAAATCACTAGGTAACTCTCTAGTATATTCTAAGTCTGATGGCCTTAGGCTTTCATCGCCTAGTTTAAACACTAGGTCTAAAGGTGATAGTTTCATTTTGGGACTCCTAAAAGAATATTCATGACTGTAAGTAGTGTTGGCCCAGCCAGTACTAACACGATGCTCACACAGACTGTTATTACTGTGATAAACAATAGCTTAGAACTAGTGATTAAAGCATACACTTTACCAAAACTTGGTAAAGACTTTTTCTTTGGTTTTAAGAGCTGTTCAAGCATTTCTTTAGTAAGGCTAAGATCTGAGCTAGTGGTTTTTCTAGCTTCTAGATCTTTGATCAACTTGTCCATTAAAGCTCTTTTTGTTTCTATGATCTCTTTTAGAGTATCATACACTAAGTCTCTAAAATGGCTATTCTTAGTTTCTAGCTTGTCATTTATAGCCACAATAAACTGAATAATTTCTTTCTGTTCAGAATGGTCACTCATAAGGGCCATTAATGCTTTATGAAAGGTAGCTTGATCAGACCTACCAAGTTTACTCATTTGAACGTCTAAAGTTTTTAGGGCACTAGATAGTCTAACATCTAGTTGTTGAAGTTCTTTCATATTTGTACCTTAGCACTTTTTTGATATCTTCTGCTCATTGCTTTGTCTGAAAACCAGAATGAAATTACTGTAGAAGCTGCAAATAGTATCAGTTGTAAAGCTGGTTTAATCACGGCTAACATTAAGTTCTCTGTTCCAAAGTCGTCAAGTAGGTATTCCTCTAGGGCTGTATCTATAATTACCATTACATACCATACTATGCCTATTGTAAGCACAGGTCTTATAAGACCTCTTATAGCGTCCATAGCCAGTAAGTGTAAGTAGATTAAAGGTCTAAATACTAGCCCTATCTTAGTTTTATCACTTATCATCATCTTAACTACATCGTCTTTAAGGTACTTGCCAGTTAGTCTCTCTATAAGTCCTGCTCTATTAGTAGCTTCAGCTGTGTCTGCTGCTGCTTCCTCTAGGCTTATGGCTCCTTCAGTTATTACTTTATCAACTTCTATTTGAGCTTTTATTTCATTTAAGTTAGCTTCACTTTCGGCTTTGAACTTCTTTAGTTCAAACTCGTTCTGTTCTTTCTGTTGTTTATAGCCGAACCAAGTGGCAAAAATAGAAGTAACTGATCCTAAAAGGCCTCCACTTAGTATGTTAGTAAAAAAGTCCATCACATCCCCTTATATGTTTGATATTATGAGCTTAAATGGCTCATTTTTTGTTAGTTTATTCATCTCTCTTATTGCTTGTCTACTTCTAAACACGCATCTTTGCATTTTTCCGTGTTTGTTTTTAGCTCTTCCAATAGCTTTACCTAGAGTTATACACCCCTGTAGGTGCGTCTGCCACCCAAGCTTAGCGTCTCCTGCAAAGTTAGCCCCGTGAATAAGTATAAAACTTCTTTTAGACACTTCTTGTATATGGTATAACTTTTTCTTAAAGTGCGGAGAATATCTTAATTTTACGTGGTACTCTCCAGTAGGAATACAACTTAGGTTAGGCTTATTGTCTCTATCTGGTAGTTCTAATGAATTCCAAAACATACCATTGTTAGCCAGTATACCAAAAGTCCCCTCTTGAGTACTTTGTAGTCTATATAAGTATAACGTTTTCATACACACCCCAGGTTTAATTATTTGAACTTAAACAGTTATAAGTTTATATATGGCTTTATCCTCAAGGGTTATCTGGTAATAGTTAAACTCTTAGTAAAGACATTCCCATCTTCCTCTACTCTTATGGTAAAGTTGTTAATGCCCCTATTAAGTATTTTAGTATAAAGTATTTCTTTATTTGGGTCTAGAACTCTAAGAGGTATGTGTATCCATGGGCGAGTACAGGTAGTTCCTGATATATTTGGAACAATCATTCTAGAACCAGGAGTCGGATTATATGTAAAACTAAGAGTATCTTTATCAGTCTTAAGGTCTATTGTATCTCCTATAGAAGCTTTTAGCTCTATCACGTGGCTTAGAGATATACTTGTTGGAGAATTACCACTAAAATAGTCCATATTAGTTGGTTCTACTAAGTTTGGTAGTTCACTCACATTTAGGACTATTTCAGACCTATTGAATAGCCGTTGTTCCTCTAGAACATTCCAGAGACTAGTGGTGTTAACATTGTCTGGACGCTGTTTAAACAGTTTCTTCCATAAATAGTCTGAGTCAAAGTAGTACGGATTAAAGAAAAACCTTGACTTAAAGGTCTCTTCCCAGCTAAGTATTTTTTCTGGACTTAAGTATAAAAACTTATCATCAGACTGTCTTTTTATAAATACTTTATTGGTGGGTCCAAAGATCACCCTGTTTAGCTCTAGTGTGTAATCTTGCAGTGTTCCAGAGTAAATTAAGTCTAGTACTTCCTGGTCTGAGAGCTGTTTTTTATTTGTTGTAAATAGTATCTTATCAGTATAAGATACATTTGGTGAAGCTATTTCTTGTAGGTTGCTATTAACATAGATGGCCACGTTTGTAGAATCACTATTTATGCAGGCTATATTATAAGGATACTTTATATCTTGGTTATACACATGTGAGTAAGTTAACATTCTAGTCTCCTTTAATTACCACTAAAGCTTCGTAGTTAATCCCAGAGTCTCTTAGGACTACTGAGGTTATTAGAAGTTTTAACTGTCTGTCTGAAATAGCTATTACTGTGCCTTTTGGTAAATATTCTGCCATTGTAAAGGTTGCCTTGCCCTTAAGGTTAGCAAATTTAAAATGTTGTAAGAAAAACTCTTTTACCTCAGCTATGTTGGCGGTTATCTTTGTGTCTATGGCCGTGTTAGCTGTATGACCAAAGGGCTTATATATAGACCTTTCTCCTTGGTAAGCAAAGTCTTGATAAGCAAGCAACATATCATCTGTAAATTTTAGTGGTTTGAATAAAAAAGTCTTCTTAAGATCAACTGTTGTTAGTCTTGTAAACTTATCAAAAGAATACTCAAAGTCTATACTTAGTTTACTTAGATTTTTAAGTTCATTAAACTCACCAAAGACTGGTTCTAATGCGTGTACTCCAAGGAAATATAGGAAAAACTGTTGTAATTTTTGAAACTTAAGATTCATTCCCCAAGGCTCTCCATTGTCATTGACTACTTCTAAGGCTGTACATGACATAGAGTAACTTACCTCGTTTAAAATGTCTAATGAGTCAATAGACTCGAGTCTAGAAGTGAACTTAGCTCTCGTGTCTAGTAGTACTGAAATATTCATGATACCATGTCCTCTGCTCTTATTAAGAATTCTATCTCTGGAACTTTAAAACCGCTCCCTAGAGGTAAGTCTATAAATTCTACCATAGACAGGTAAGGATAGTTATTTGCTTCCTCAACATTAAGCCCCTGGGTAGCGTCTGGATTGTTATCTTCTATAGGAACTAAAGTTCCTTGTAAAGTAGCTTTAAGGTAGTATTTCAGATCTTTAGATGTTATGACTTCACCAGCTATTAGACTAGATGAGTTAGTTAGACTAACTATCTCTTTCTGCAAAAATGCTTCAGTACTGTCTTTGTCTAGGTCTGGCTTTGATAAGTCTATAGCATTTAGACTGGCTGTTCCAAGATTTATTATCTCATCAACTGTGTTGTCTAAGGGCTTATAGCCTTTGAATAGATAAAGTGCTGTGTCAGTGCCTTCTGAAGAAGGGTCCTTTAACAGTTTAGTGAATAGGCCTGAATATTTGTTTGCCTTAAAATTATGGTACTTATTCATGGTTGGGCAGTAAGGTTGGTCTGGTGTCCCGGGATAGATATATAGTTCTAACTCTTTAAGGTTACTGTTGTTAGCAACGTCTGGAAATAGTTTAAACTTAATCTTGTACCTGGTACACCCAGAGTCTGATATGCCAGTTACTACTTCACCGTCTAAATTTGTAAGACTATCAGTGTTATAAATAGCACCATTTATGCGTATAGAGTATATATTTGTTAGCTTGCCATAGCCTAACGCATAGGCAACATTAGCAAAATAGTACCTTCCAGAGTCTTTAAAACTTCCCCCTAAGTTAACTTCAGTAACAGGCTTGGCTGTAAGTCCTAGAATGCCTTGAAGTCTTCCGTACAAAGAACTAAGGTTTACTAATATTTGATTTCCAGTTGATGAATAAAAAGTATCTAGTTGCTTCTCAGCAACTGTACTACCTAGGGTATTAACAAATGATCTAACTGAGTTAAATGATCCGTCTACATTTGCTGCTTGATCTATCAAAAACACTATATCTGAGTTTAAATTTTCAGCTTGATTAAAGAAACTTCTTGGTGATGTGGCCCATAGCCATTTAGTTGTTGTGTATAAATCGTATATAGCTATCTTTTCTTTTAATTCGGCTATCTTTTGTGAACCATTACTTTGCGTATAGAGCTCGTGAATTTTTGTAAGTATAATACTAACTAGATTATATCTTTCAAAAATAAAACTTAAAGCCAGGTCTGTGTTTAGTCTTACATGCTCTTCTGAATCAACTAGCTTGACTTCAGGAACATAAGCAAAAGTGTTCAATAATTTTATAGCTATTGAGCAATTATTTTGAACAGATATATATCCAGAAGTTTTTCTATACTGAGTCATATACTCAGCCAAGGTGTCTAACTCTGTGTAGTATTGAAAACTTACCCAATTTTCGTGTTCATTCACATGGGTGTTAATTACTGTTATTACATTGCTATTAAGCTTATCTATTTCTGTTTGAAGTTCAGTTCTATTTGGCATAGTCTGGAATACAGCTGTTGGAATACTAACTACTAAGTCTAGATAGGGTGTGCCTTTAGCTACCTGCAGTATATCAGTATATATTTGAACCCAGATATCATGTACAGCTAGAATATCAGTAAGACTCTCTGCTGCTTCAAGTGCTTTTGGTCTGAGATTATCATAGTTGCCATTTGAACTTATTAAGTTGCCTATGGCATCACAGTTAGCTAATACAGTCTGGTACTGATTGTTTAGCCTAATAGTGTAGTTTTTAAAATTGTATATTAGAGATTCAAGAATACAAGCTTTGTCTGTAAGATTACATCTCTCAGGACATTTTACAGGAATTCCGGCTAAGTATCCATGAGCTGGATCACAGAGATTTTCTTGAGTTTCGTTAGAAGGTAGACTAATACTGTTTAGTACTACTAAAGGTTTGTCCTCTAAGCCTAGGTCTGTAAGGTCCATAAGAGGTAACATTGGTTTGGCTGCCACGTCTAGGCATCTAAATTTAACTTGGCCATAATCATTCTTTTGAAGTACCCTAACGGCCGTATCAGATAGTGCTATAGGCTGGCCGGTAACATAGGTTTTACCCTCAAGGTAGGATATATCCCCTTTTGTAATCAAACCTGCATTAGTAGTTAGCAACGCTTCAGCTCTATCATTCATGTAAGGAAGAAATCTAAGATTATTCAGTATGCAGGTAGAATAATTCTCATCTCCAAGAGTACCTTTACAAAGGTTATCGGCATGTGAATAGGACACTATTCTATTTTCACTCATAGTTCAACTCCAAAGATATGATTATCACTAGTGCACTCTTCCTGAGGTTCTCCAGGCTCTCCACAGTAAGTAAGCGCTTCAGAAGTGAATATGTTATAGTTTTTACTTTGTTTACCTAGATTGGCAAACCCATAAAAATGTTTAGTATTACCAAATTTTGCATGACACCCTCCATAAGTCTTATCACAGGATAATATTATATTAAGATCAAAAGTTAGCATGTCGTCTATAAAGTTTAAGTCTATGGCTAAGTGGCTAGCAGTTACCTTCAGTATCTTTGACCTAAAAGACCCCCCTAGGTCTATAAAAGCTAGGTTATAGTTTCTCATGGTCTTAAACTTTTCTTTACCTACTAGACTAATTGTTTTCCCGCCTAGTATAATCTCATCGTCTGAAAGGCTATATGGAATTAAGCCTGTGAGTGTATCTATAGGAATACTAGTACAGGCTAAAGTATTATTAACTTCTTGAGCTCCACATAGTTCTGAGTATACCTGTAGTTGGCAAACGTTCTCTATTCGAGGTAAAAATAATTGCTTCATATAAAAAGAAGCCTTAGAGCCTATGTTTAGAGTTATATTTTGACTTACTGTGCTACTTATAGTTAAGATTATACCATCTAGTACTGTCTTAAATTCATCCCCAGTAAAAATACTAACTCTAACAGAATAACCATTGGTTAGGTATATTAGAGGGTTTATGCCTCTTAGTACACTCCTAGGCATTGAGACACTTATGGTGTCTTCGGCTAGTCCACTCTTAATATTCATAGATTTTAATTCTAATGAGCTAATAAAAGTTACCTCTGGGTCTTTGTTATGGTTACCTATCTTAATGCTATTAGCAATCTCTAAAGTTACTAGCACTAGATGCTCCTATTTGTTGGTTAACTAAGACTGTTGGTTGAAAATATTCCTTGAACTTAGCACTAAGTTCAAAAAAGTTGTTAAACTTATGGTCTAATTTTAAAGTTCCATCCAGATAATGAACTCTGTGGGGTATTCTTAAACCGCTTGAAAGTATACTACTAGTAGTAATATCGAAAGTATTATTTTCATAAACTAGGTTATTTCCAAGTAAACTATGAGATAGCCTTCTATTTATGTCAAAGGTGTTTTCACCATAGAACTTTGCCTCATGAGGGTACTTATAAGATAGTCTATCACCAGTTTGGTCATAGACTAATTTCATACTAGGATGAATTTGAGTAACAAGATCAAAAGACTCTTCCTCAACCAGTAGTTCTTCTAGGTAGTTCTTAAACTCATGATCGATCAGTCCAAAGTTTATCTCCCACTCTACATAGGGTACAGTAGTGTAATTGTCTACTTTTACTCCGTCTACTAATAAAGGATTTTTACCCATATTTATCGTATATCTTAGATCTGAGTATAAAAATGTGTCTATCACCATTACAGGTACTCCTCGAAAACTTTTTTAACTCCATTTGCTATCATAGGAAGATTTCTTTCTATTGAAGCTAAAGAAGCATCTGGAGCCACTGGGATGGTAATGTTAAAATTATTACCACTGTCCTGACTCACTTGATTGTTACTACTGCTTATAGTGTTTATATTAACCTTTGGTATACTCATGGTTGATTTATTTAGACCATTAAAATAGTCCGCACCTAAAGCTCTAACAGTCTCTTTTCTTACTACGGCTTCTCCGTCCTCCAATAACGTAGGTCTTCTGTCTCCTCCGCCGTAGCCTGGTAAAACTCCTCCAGTAGACATGCCGACACTACTACTATGTCCAGCTATGTTACTACTGGCTGCTATTGTTCTTGCAGCTCTTGCTGATGCTGCTCTTGCTCTGGCCAAATCTCTATTTAAGCTAGCCATAGCTTGACTCACGGATCTGGTCATGGTTCTGGCTGCCTCGTTAGCTCCCTTAGTAACGTCTCTCCCTACAGAGCTAAAACCTCGGTTTATTGAAAGAGTACTAGTTTTTAAACTTCTAGTTAGCCAGTCTGCTTGTTTAGTAAGTTCTGCCGCCATTGGCTTATAGAAATTTTTATTCTTAATGGCTTGAGTAGTCTTTTCTCCAGTTTTGTCTACTAGATCAACTACTGCTTTGGAAGTTTCATCACTAGTCTTAGATAGTCTTTTTACTAGGTTTTCTTTTATGTCTTTTAACTTTATGGTCCCTTTTTCAAGTCCTGCTATAAGTTGTTCAGCTGTTGTGGCCCCTAGGTCATTAGCCACTTTTTGTAGCATTTCGTTATTAAAAAGATTTTGAAACACAGATTGCATTTTGTCATTGATATTCTCAGTATTAACGTCTACCTTTTGTAGGGTAGTTTGTATAGAGTCTTCTATTTTTTGTTGCAGAATAACAGCATCAAAAGTAGCTACTTTCATAGAGTCTCTAAAAGACTCTTCATATTTATTGGCCATAGCTATGGCGTCAAAGGTAGCTAATGCTACTGCATCAATTTGACTTTGTTCTAAGGCCTCTTTAGACTGTTCAACGTCTATAGCTAGTGTATTAAGCATTTCAGTTAGTTGTCTGCCTAGGGCCGCACTTAGTCTATCAGAGTTAATCTCCATGCCTTCTAGGTTAAAACTCAACGCCCTAGCTAAATCAGCTTTAGCATCTGCTGCATGAATTGCTATCTGTCTAAATGAGTCTCTAACAGAGTCTGCTATCTTAGTCATATTTTCTGAGAAAGAAATGCCTAGTTCTTCTAGTTGTCTAGCTGTATTTCTATTAATGTCTTCTATGCCCTGCTCAAACCCGCGAGCTATGTCCTCTAAACCAAAGCTTTTGCCAATGCCAAGTTCTTCAGTCTTTATGTCTTTGTTTATTTGAATATCTTGCATGGACTCAGCTAATTTTATACTTAAGTCTTCTAAGGCTCTTTGAAAGTCTAAAGACAATTTTGTCATATTTCTGTTAAATTGAGTAGCTATGTCAGAAAGATCTCTAGAGTACTTTCTATGAGCATCCTGTAGATCATAGGCTAATTTTATTCCAGCGTCTCTTATACTAAGGTCATATTTTAACATGGCTGTTTGTAAGTCAAATAAAGCCGCGCCCATTTCTCCTTTAGCCCCTGTTACATCTCCAACTGTGGTAGTAGTTCTGTAAGCTCCATTAGCTGCTCCATAGAGCAAGTCTACTAGCTGTTCTATAGACACTGAGTTTCCAGTTGCTGCAGATGCTGCTGTAGGTGCAGTCTCTGGGGCTGCTACCATTTCCTTCATATACTCTGGGTCTGTTAGAGCTCTAGTTGCATCAAAACTGAACCCAGCTTGAGCCTTGGTTACTCCCTGATCAACGATTACGTCTATAAGCTTGTCTGAGTTTTTATCCATATAGTCTAGATAAGTCTTATTAAAGATTTCACTGTTTACGTCTCCACCAGCCACTTTGTAAGCTTCTTTATAAGCTTCTTTTACCAGATCTTCTTTTGTTTTGTTTATATTTATCCACTGTTTAATCGCAGAAGTATTTTCACTAAGTTTAGCTTTATTAGCATCCATAGCTAGACTAATATTTGACATCTTATCAGCTAAGCCTAAGAGAGTATCAGCATTTACAGTAAGCACAACTGGCTTTTGTAAGTTTCGGCTAAATAGCGTGTTAGTGTCGGCTATAGCTCTGTTTATAGCCGCAAGAGTTCTACCGTAGTTTCTGTTTAGGTCATTAACTTGCCTAGCATAGTTCTTTCTAGCATCATGTCTAGCTTGGTTAGTGCTAGTCTTTAAGTCTGCTACTGATCTTCTAAAGTTTATCCCAACTTGTTTAAGACTTCTAGCATAGTTTAATAGTGCACTAGCTTGTTGGTTTTGAACACTTCTATCTAAAGCTTGTATGTTTCTATTATAGTTTCTATTATTAGCTTCTACTTTTCTTTCTTTAGATATGCCTAAGTCTTCTACAGAATACTCTTTTGAACGACCAATTTTTTGCCCAGAAAAGCCTACATCTCTACGTAGGTTTCTCTCTGAAGAAACTCTATTGATGGTAACGTCTCTCCTGGATCTGTCTGTATTAAGATTAAGCTTATCTAGATTAAATCTGTACTGCCTTACTGCGTCTTCACGTTTGTTTCTAGCACTTATGTTAAGTTCTTGCTGTTGGAATGCAACCTGACGTATCTTAGCTTCCTTAATGTTAGCTGTTCTTATGTCTAGATTTTTAATAGCTATCTGCTTAGTTAGTGTCTGTCTATTTCTGTAATCTTCGCTCATATTATTGGCTAGCCCTGACCTATCGGTCATGTTAACTATGTCTGAGGTACTCATACTACTAACTGTCTTAAAGCTGTCTTTGGCTATGTTAGCATTTCTAAGAGTTCTATTAAGACCTTCTGCAAATCTATAGTTCTTAAGATCTTTAGCTTTTGTTATGTCTCTTTCTAGGCTTAAGTTATCTACAAAGTCACTAATAGCTGTAAGTTTAGCTATGTCCATTTTTCCAAGTTTAGTAGCTAGTTCTTCCATTGGCTTAAGCATTGTTACTCCACCGGCTGTCTTCACGGCCTCTGGATCTTCATTAGATAATACTTGCTTGTGTAGTTTGTCTGGGTCTGCTTGACTTAGTAATTTTCTGTACTGTTTATCTCCACCTAGTCTGTCATCTAGAACACTCGCAAAGGTATCTCCAATGCTCTTACTAAAACTTTGATCATTTGTAAAAGTATCCGCAGCAAGCTTATTAGCAAATTCTGACAAGTCTCCTCCAAGAGACCTGTTTAGGCTTGTAAAAGTAGACCTTATCTGACTGTCCATTTGTTTCAAAGGAACTTGCATAACTTTACCAAGTTTATCAGCTAAGTTTTCTAGCTCTCCTTTGTCCGAGAGTAGTTTTGTATATCCCCCTTTGTCAGCTAAGACTGTATCGGTTCTTTCAGATATCTCTTTACGATTTGCATAGAACACAGACTCTTTACCATTTGACGCTATATCTTTCTGTACCTGACCTAGAATCTCTAGGTCATTGGTTGCTAATACAGCTACATTTGCTAGATGCTTATAAGATTTTTGCATGTTTGTGATAACACTTTTTAATTCTTTATCACTTAGCTTATCTTTATCTTTTGTCTTATTATTAAAGCTTATAGCTTTATCAGATATTGCTTGGTCAAAATTTTGTTTATTCTCTGTGGCTGCAATTGGGTTAAGCCTAACAATCTTGGCTATTGCCTTTGGTAAAGCACCAGTTAAAAGGATACTTTCTACTGATGCTTTATTAGTTACTTTGTCTACCTCTTCTTGTTTAGCTACTGAGTATAATTTTAAACCACTTAAAAAATTATCCTTAACACTAGTTGTATTGGCTTTTGCACTTAGCTCTTTGAACTCTTGTATATTTTTTAGTAGTTGTTTTTGATTATTCCCAGCTAAGTCTAGTCCTTTTATAAAAGAGAAATTTTCATCTAAGTAGTTATTCAGGTCTGCTATCTCAGAACTGTACTGTTTCTCCATTTCTAGGGCTTTTTTACGGGATATTAGGTTCTTTTGAGCATTACCTGCCTCTATTTCAGAATTCTCGGCTAAAACACTCTTTAGCTCTTCTCCTGATAAGTCTGTAGTATTCTTTGTCTTTTTTAAGACTAGGGCTTTATCTTTAGATATTCCTGCATAAGTTTTACCTAAGTTACTTTGAAGTTCCGAATAAGCCTCTGCAGTAGTTGCCATGTGCTCGAATACTTGTTGAGAATTAAACCCAGCATCTTTTTCTGCACTTAGAGCTACGCTTCTATCTATACTGTCGTTTACTCCAAGTCCTTCTGATATCATTCCAGCACTTAGGCTACCAAGGACTGCTGCTACGGGTATACCAAGTCCAGTTGCTCCTGCCATAGTTGCACCAGCACCAGCTAAAACTCCACCAATAATACTTGGTGCTGCTTTAAGCATTGAGGCCCAGAAAACAGAACTTTCAACGTCCTCGTTTTCTGTTTCTTCATAGGCTTTTTTACCTAAGCTCCATGACTGAGCCGCTGTAGTTAATACAGCCAATGCTGGTAGTTTTGGTATTTTACTTGTCCACTTGCCTACGAAACCTGTGAAAGTCTTTATAGAAGGAGTTAGTTTTCCAACAGCCTCACCTAATGATTTAGTCAGCCCTGGAGCCATTTTAGCCATCTTATCTCCAGCAGTTATACCAGCCAAGCCTACACCAGTGCTTAAAGACCCCTTAGATAAGTAATTTGCCCCATAGATTCCGGCTGCAGTTAAGCCTAGCATTAAGCCACTGGTCTCACCTTCTGGAGGTCTAAAAGATTCTAAGTAGTCTTCTTTTGACTTGGCATACATTGGCTTCTTTTTTACATCTCCTTCTAAGGTTAGTTGTTTAAATAGATCTCCTGAGCCATCTAGAGAACTTTCTAGTTGTGAATAAAAGCCTATTGACCAGCTATTTATCATGTTCTTAAATCTGTTCTTTGTTGAGCTAAGTTGAATTTCATTTGCATCTTCTGCAGCTGATGTGCCTATTATGCTAGACCTAAAAGCATCTGCTTTGTCTATCTGGTTTGATATGGCTGCATAGGCAGTTCTTTCTCTAACTTCCATACCTCTTGTGGCGTGCTGAAAAGTGTACCCAGAGTCTTTCATAAACTTAAAGACTCCAATTACTCCCTCATCATTAAAAACCTTATTAAAGTCTTTAAGAGAGATATTAGCTGCTTTCAATGATTTAGCAAATTTTGCTGAAGGAGCTATAATGTCAGAAAATAACATTCTTTGTCCAGTACCTAGAGTAGAACCTCTCTTTATACCTGCGTCTTTCATAAGAGACGTAAGTGTTAGTACATCTTCTACAGGTATATTACCTTGAGCTGCGATGTTACCTGAATATTGTAAGGCAAGTCCTAGTGAATTTATATCAAGTTTAGACTTGTTAACTGCTGCTGTAAATTGATTAGCCACTACTTCTGACTCAGAGAAAGACTTATCCCAAATGGTTAAAGCTGATGTAATAGTCTGAGTAGAATCTTCTAGAGATGAACCTGTTGCTGTTGCCAGTTTAACTACACCACCAAGTGACCCACTAATACTGTTAGCTGTATAGCCTGCTTGTCCGAGAATAGTCGCTGCATCTGAGATCTCTGAGGCCGAAAACTTAGTAGTCACTGCTACTTTTTTTACAGAGTCTGTTAGTAATCCCATTTCTGTACTAGATGACCCAGTTATGGCTTGTAGGTTCTTTAGCCTGTCTTGAAACTCTACAGCACTACCGAGGGTTCCGGTTATTAAGGCTGTGCCTGCTCCAAGTGCTGCGTATGATCCCATGAAAACTGCATTGTTCATCATCTGCTCTTTAAAGTTATCAACCCTGTTAGCTGCTTGAGCTTGTAAGTTTTTCTTACCAGAGTAAACATCTCTTGTAGCATTTAGTTTATCTTTACTTTGTTGAGAGTTATTTAATTCTTGGTCTATAGATTGTATATGACCTAGGGCACCCAGCACTTGAGTAGTCTCCCCAGCCCCTTTTGTTTGATAAGTCTTAGCTTTACCTATGTCAGCAGATAGAGATGCTATTTGTTTTTTGTCTAGGCTTAATTTAGTTCCATATTTTTTAGTAAACTCTTTTTCATTAAGACCTGTAAGCTTTCTAACAGGCTCTAAATTTTCATTAAGCGCATTTATCTCTTTTGAAAGATCTTTTAGAGGTTTAAACACTTTAGATAATTCTTGAGTAGCTATAGACGATCCAAGTTGGTTTGATACTGCATTTTTCTCTGTCCCGCTAAGTTTGTTATATTTATCTACAGTAGTCTGCTTGACAGTCTCCCCAGCTATTCCTGAATTAAACACTTCTTCTATGACTGCTTTAGCCGGATTATTTTCTTCAAAAGCACTAACTATTAAATCTTTCTGAAGCTTAAATAATTCTTTCTGCTGCTTTGTCCCTGCAGTCATAAACATAGCACTCTGGTTTATATTTGACACACTTTGGCGCCTATCTGAGTGTGTTGATATATTTTTTGGGTCTATAAGTCTTTTACCCCTTAAGTGTCCTTTAATGTCCCCTTCGCCCACGATTTCTGAATAACTGCTAATTTGTTCTCTTCCAGCCTGTTCTAATGTTTCGTTTATATTCTGCTTAGCATCTGCTTTACTTTTATTCTCTGTAGTTTTACCTTTGTCTCCATTTTTCTTCTTTTGTGAGGCTATTAAGTCTTCTTTTTTCTCTGATTCAGACAGATAGTTATCCATAAGTTTTGTAACATCATTAAGCATGTCGTTAGGATCTAGGTCTAGGGGTCTAAAGGTGTATTTTGACTTGTCTTTCTTAACTTGTTCTGTCCAGTCTTTCCAACCGGTAACCAAGCCTCCAGTTTCATATTTGCTAAACTTACCTTCCGCTGCGGCCGATTGAAATCTGTCAAAAGAAGCTTTATCAGTTATGCCTAGACTTTTTGTTGTCTTCTGGTTTAGGACCGACTCACCTTTCATTAGAAGTGCTGGTACTTCATCTTTAGTTGACTTACCAGGAATAAACCCTCCCTTAGCGAATTTTAATACCCCTCTAGACCTAAATGGAATTTTACCTTTAAGACTCTTATATTTAGCTTGTGGAAGAACTCTATGCCAGTTGTTATATATTAAATTATCTTCATCGTCTAGTAGGGTTCTTAGAAACTGTTGTTTTCTTTTAAAAGCTGTCTGTTTACTAACATCTTTAAGTTCTTCTTTGACATTACTAAGTTTTATCGCTTCCAATCTAGTATTTTTACTGGCCTTAGTTTCAGTAACTAAACTGTTAAATTTTGCATAGGCTCTATCAAGTGTTTCTTTTGTTGCTTCTGGTTGATAGTTAGCCTTAAAGTAGTCATTGAAACTTTCTCGTTTCTTTAGTCTTTTTTCTTTTTCCAGGTTAATTTTATCAAGTTTATTTCTGTCTTCTCTTGTTTTTCTCTCTTTAAAGAGTTCATCCGTATTTGTCACTACCGTTGGATCTAGCTTTGTATTACTTGAAGCTTGAGTCTTATGTTTAGCTAAAGTCTCATCACTGAGAGTTCCTGCTTTTTTATTTACGCCCTCTCTACCGGGTCTTAGCGCACTAGTCTCTTCAGAATTTATAAGCTCTTCCATAGAAACCATCTTACCTCTTACGGCTCTTTTCTTATACTTATCCTCTATGTTTATCTGGCCTATTCGTTCATTTAACTCCTCAGAATAACTCTCTCCTAGTACATGATTAGCTTTTGACTTAGTATGATACTCTCCTAAGCCTGTCTTAGCTAATCTTTCATTTAAGCCATGGTTAAAAGCACTAGATATTTGCCTAATCTCATTTGTGCTGTACTCAAGATTACTATCTAAGTAAGGAGTCATACCTTTAAAAGTTTCCTTAGTATTCTGTCTTAGAGCTTTTCTATACATATTAGCTATAGTTTTCTTAGGATCTTTCCATACTCTTTTTAGCGTCTTAGCTTCTTTACCATCAGTCAGTCTCTGTGTGTAACTGTTTACTTGGTCTATTACTCTTAAAGCCGCCGCTTGTTGTATAGGATCTTTGTGTAGGTCTTTTGCCATGCTTGCAATAGCCTTTGCCATTATAGGTATCTGTACTCTATCAACCCCCATACTAGGGCCTATGGCCTGTAGCTTTTGCATCACTCTGCTATATTTTGTAACAAATCTGCCCATTTGGTCTCTGTCCGACATACCCTCAAGTCCCAGACTCTCAGTTGCTGCTTTTAGTTGTTCTTTCTTTCCTCTAGCTGAATTGGCTTGTTGCTCATATTCTATTTTTCTAAGATATGAACCTTTATATTTTTTAGTTTTATAAGTATCCTTGTCTATGAGCCCTGGGTTAGTTGGAACTATGTAGTCTTCTGGATGTCTATTCTCAAATAGACTCTTTCCAAGTTGTAAAGAGTCTATGTCATCAAAAGGTACGTTAGCAATTCCACCATGAGCTCTTATAAGACTCTCTACTTTATTAGCTTGTATATATTCCTCTTTAGTTAGACTTTTCAGCTCTGTATACTTTCCTGATGCTTCTTTTGATAGTTCTGTTTGAGGGCCTCTTAACCTTTTTAGTTGTTCTGGATGCTGAGTTTTTATTTGCTCGTTTTCAAGAGTATAAAAATCTGCCATTTCTGAGGCATATCCAATTTTATTTCTACTTAAAGCTTGAACTAAAGCATTACGTTTTTGCCATGCCCAGTCGTCCTTATAATTTTCTCCATTCCAATGATTAAACCTTACTCTTCCAGAACTACCCTTTAAGCCCCCAAGATTTGATGTACCTTGACCTTTTGCGTAGTCTTCAGCTATCTTAGCTTGTGCTATAAATTTACCTGAGGTTCCTTGATTACTTGTAGATACTGTATTCCAATCTTTGTTATAATCGTAATTTGCCTGTAGGTCATAGAGCTGACTAAATAGGCTTTTATAAAAAGTGGTTCCAAGTTTATCTTGCCCAGGTGATGAGGTCATTCCTAACGCTTTTCCTAGATTAACTAATTTTAGTATTTCTGAAGTATTTGCCTCTTTACTTCTAACTTTACTTATCAGCCTCTCTAGGGCTGTTTTTGACTGTAACTTTCCATTCTTGTCTCTAGTAGTATCTTTCTTTAGTAGCTTTTCTAGCTCTCCCTTGCGTATACCTTTAGTTTCAGCATCTCCAGTTAGCACACTGTCTAAATAACTATCTTCTGGACCACTATTAGTAGTTAGTTGATAACCAAGGCTATTTGTGTCACTATCTTTCATGTGAGTTATTTCTTTTTCTATCTCAAAAGAGTCTAACCCATAGCCTTCAAGTTTTTTCCTTTGCTTATCATACTTAGCATCATCGGCCATATTTTTTAAAGACTCTTTAGATCCTAGTAGTCCATATTCTGAACTACTACTAATCTCAGTAGCTTTATTTAGTTCATCTTGAAATGTAACTACTCCTGAAGGTGAAGAAAAGGAATTCTCCATAGTTTTAGCTATTTGAGGATTAGCTGTTGTAAAGCCGTCTTCTATGGACCCTCCTATAGAGGTTAATAATCTACTGTATTTTCTTTTAAATAAAGTTGGATAGGCGCTATCAGACACATGCTTCAGCCTTCCAGTAAACATTAGATCTTTTTGTAATGTTTCAAAAGTATCTTGGTCTAGCATCCCGCCTATAGTTTTGAAAGTTTTGTCTAACTTCATGTCTTTAAACTTGGTTTTGTTATTTTGTCCATAACCCATTATGTTATTCAGAAGTTTCTGCTCAGGACTAGTAGTTACCCTTCTTCGACTATCTTCGTACTCAGCTCTCTTAGCTCTTACTACTTTTGATAGTATTGACTGCATGAAATCTTTTCTAGTATTTCCTTGTAGATTGGTCATTCCTTCTTGTAAGAAAGGTTCAAAACCTTTAGGTATCCCATTCTTTAGTATAAAAGATGCTGCTTTGGCTGGATTATCCATTGTGTATAGGTTTAGTAGTTTTTTAACACTAGAACTATCTTGACCAAAAGTTTTTACCGCTTGTCTAAGTGCTCCCTTATGGTTTATGCCTAGACTATTGCTATGTTTTACATCCTTAGCTCTTTGACTCATGTTATGGATTGTTCTAAAAGTATCTTGTGTAGGTCTATTATTATCTCTTGTGTTAAATATCTCTTCTTTCATACTGTCTGTTAAACTTCTACCAGTAAGTTTTTCTAGTTTATTTATCTCAGCTAGCATAAAAGAATTTTCTCTTATTCTAGACCCTTTTCGCCTGTCTAGTTTTATGTCAGCCATCTCTCTAGTGGGTAATGCTTTGTATACTGACACCTCATCGTCTATTATGTAGTCTTCAAAAGAAGTCTTAAAATCTTTTGAGCTAAGTCTGCTTATATGTTTAAAATCTCCAACTGTAGTAGCTTTTAACTTTGCAGTTGCCTCATCTGGTGACATACCACTAGTTAGTTCAGAGGCTATTTTACGAAGTTCATTCTGGTATCTAAGTTTCATACCAGCTTGATCAGTCTCAAATTTGCTTAGGCTGACTCCCAGGTTAGCTGTTCTATATTCTGTAGGTGAACCAATATTTTTTAATAGTGGTAAATTTCTAAGAACTGGAGACTCTCCTTCAAAAGAATTTCCTAAGTTATTTAAGGTTTTTTCTAAATTTTTATCTAAAGTTCCTCCCAGGGACACAGTTGAAAGACTAGACTCCTTTTCTCTATATCCCACCCTCTGTCTATCAGCTTGGGCTATTCTTGTTATGCTCTTAGAACCTTTTGGACTAACAAAGGATATATTGTTCATGTCTTTGTGCATGTGAAGTAATGACATAGCTAACTTACTTGGTTTAGTGGTATCAAAGCCTGTTGTTGTTGGAATTATAAACTGCTTGGTATCTCTGTTATAAACAAAGCTATCCGCAGTTTTTGCTGCCCCTCCACTAATTGGACTACTAAGTTGTCTTACTTCTAAGCTCCCGTCAAAAGACCCTGGAGTACTAAGACCCATTTTCTCTATAGTACCTCTTATTCTATTTTTTAGCTTATGTGTAACATTTCTAGCTTGTGAGTCTGTTATGTTATAGCCTGCTATGAAGCTTTTCCAACTTTTATCAAAACTTTGAGGCTTTTTAACTTGATGGATGATAAAATCATTAGCCATTTCATCAAAGTTATTTCCTATGTCTAGATTACTAAGTAATTTCTTAGTTCTCTGAGCTGTACTGTTTACTCTCTTTGGATAGGCCGCGGCTGAAAACTCTTCTAATTTTTCTCTGCCCTCTGAAGGGCTAAATAAATGTTTAAGATCTTTATTGGTGGTTATATGTTTGTACAGACGTGCTTTTGTTTTATGTATCTTCTTTGATACTGCGTCTAAAGCTTCAGAGCTATCTGGAGCATCTGGGCTGTTAAGTTCAAGGTTTAGTAAATCATTTATGTCATCTATATTAGGCATTCTACCCTCCGATTAAAAAGTTTTCAAAACTTGCAAAACCTGCTTCAGGGAGTTTCTTCTTATTAGTGCTCTTTTTACTAGAGTCTAACTTATGCCCATTTGCTTTTGCTGTCAGTATAAACATATCATATAGGTTTGAGTTGGTAACCCTCAGTCTAAGCTGGGAGGCGTGAATTAAGCTATCCTTAGTTAGTATAAAAGCTACTTTCATAAGGTCTACTTCTCTAAAGTCATACAGCCATAAAAAGAGATCATTTAGGTCTAAGTCTGAGACGGTTTCTATGATTTCGAAGCTGTCTCCTCCATCCTCTGATTTATCTTCTTCGTTCTCTCTTGGTTTTGGAAAAAAAAATCTGTAAAATAGTCTGAGACTTCCTCTAAGTATTCTTTACACTGCTCCATACTAAGACTGTCTGTATTAAAGGGTAAAGTTATTTTGCCCAGATCATCTCTTGGTGATAGTACTATTTGTAGTACTTTTTCATCAAAAACCGGATCATAGAATAATCTTGCAAAGTTGTCTTGGTCTTCTAGGAATAAAGAGTATAATTCTCTGTGCAATCCCCAGGTTATTGTTAGTTTCATAGTTGGCTCCTATTAGTATTAGAAGAGACCAGGAGCCATGGCCTCATCTAATACTAATAGTGTCCCTAAGGACACTATTATTTTGTTGACTAGCACCCTGCACTAGACAGTTTCTTAGCCAATCTTCCCATTGGGAATTTCTTGATTAGCGCCTTTGTTACAGCATCTGCACCAAACTTACCACCGTTAATATCACAAGCAGTTGGTTGTAAAGGCTCTATTGTAAACGATAATGCACCAAAAGCATCAGTAGTTGAAGCTACCTCAGCTGAGCCAGAAATTGTACCTTTCCAAATGTCATATACGAATGGACTATTATCAAGAGGCATAACACCAACAACTTGAATAGTCAATGGTGGAACGTTATCTTCAGAACCAAGTTTAATAGCTGTTACTTTAGCTACCTTGAAATCTGCTGAAACACTTCTAGGAATGTTCTGAGTAAATGTTAAAGTGTTAGCCGCGATAGAACCTATCTCAAGAACAATAACATCATCAGGAGCATATTTATCATAGACATAGACTACATCATCAGCTAAAAAGCCTGTTGCGTCTGCTATTGTTAGTTCCATGCCAGGTGTTGCCACATCATAAGGTGTTGATACAGTAGACTCAGCCGAACTTGCTGATACTGCCTCTGCTAGAGCTGCGTTATCACCATAGATCATTGCGAGGTTACTGATACTATACTCATTCAAGTTTCCTTCAACTGTCATCTCTCTAGAAGTTACTGCTGTCGCATAAGTCTTCTGAGGAAAACCTGCTTGAAGTTTACTTTGGTTAGTAGTCATAGATACTTTCGCATCTTGTAAAAGACCAATAGTGTCTTCAGGGCCTAGTTTGCCGGCTTTTGACAAATCGCTTGAAACACGAATGTCTAAATCGCCCATGAAAAATTCTTGGGTCTTTGCTGTGTTAGCCATATTTTATCCTTTATAATTTTGTTACTCTAAGTTATTAGTTGTTAAGCTAGCATAGATGGCCTATAAAAGTGATCTTCAAGGAATTAAAGTTACTCTGTAATTGACCAGCACCAAGTGTTTCTTGTTCTAGGTCTTGAATAACCAGCTTAGTTCCAGTCGGGTTCAAAACTGTAGTTGTTGCTTCAAGTCCTGCTGCTTCATAAATAGGTATTGCTGAGTATTTTTTATAGAGTACTTCAAAGGCTGAAAATACTTTTAATGTTAGCATAGCATTCAAATCTTTTGTAGTAGCGAACGAAGGAACTAAGTTATAGACTATAGTATTAAACTTATTCTTCTCAGTTTTTGACTTTTGCATTACCACTATCTTATCCGTTTCAGTGTCTAAAAGCGCTGCTGTAGCCTCAAGAGACGTCGTACTTGTAAAATCAAAGTCTGGTAATGAAGAATCACTCTTTAGTTCTTGGATAAATGTATTGAATAGATAGTATAAACTAGCTACTGCGTCTATATGTGTTGCCATTATTGCTCCCTAGTTACTTGTAGTACAGTAGCTCCAGAGGTTACTCCTAGAGTTTTCTGTTTATATCTTAGTCCTTGGTAATAAACTATATAGCTTTTGTTAAGCTTTATAGGTAATCTTGTTGGTATTAGAAAAATTAACCTTGTAGTGTCTACTACTTGGCTTGTATCTGTAGCCAGACTATCTTTCACGTGTACAGGAAAAATACCATCTATAATATGTAGGTCATCACCATCAAGCTTATCTTTGTTGCCGTCTGTAGTCATAACTACTGACCCTCCGATAGCATTCTTAGAAGCAATTATTTCTCTAAGATGAATAAACTCTGACATAAATAAAAGATCATAGGCCCACTGATGTTTACTCTGAGGTTCTATGAGTCTTTTATATACTAGATACTTTTGACCTTCAACCTCTATATACCGTCCTTCTAGGTCCGGATTAGTCTTAGATGTAATAAAAAGCTGTATATTATTGGCAGTTGTCGTGTCCTGCTGTAAGCTGTAACGCAAATGAATTTTTTTGTTAGTATAATTGCTACTTACAAAAAAATCCACTTTTTTCTGAAACCTAGACCTAACTGATCTTACATCCATAGCTTATCCTTGAGTCACTGGATCTACAGCCGCTGGTACTACGGTTAATAGCTCATAGTCTGCTGTTCCAGTATCTGGGTTCTCAATCTGAGCTACAAAGTTATCTGCATGTTCAAATAGTCCTTCTATAGAATCAAATCTAGTGAAAGAGTTAAAGTTATCTTTCATTGTCTTTGGCATAGCAATAAGTATAGCTCTTCTAAGTAAAGAAATAGCCTTATAGGCCATATAGTCTAGTTGTGTAAATGCTTCAGTTGTAGGATTATCTTCGTCTAGTTCGACAACGGTCTCGAAAAACCGTTGTCTAAGTAGTTTGACCTTTGGTATTATCTTAGAGTTATCTAAGATATCATCTGAAAGCTCTGCCTCAGTTAAGCCACAGAGGCTTCTGATGTAATCATTGGTCATGTTAGTCCTTTAGACTATTTTGCAGCTTTGGCTATTGCTGCCGCTTTGGCTATTGCTGCCGCTTTTTTCTCAGCCGCTTTTTTCTCAGCGTCTGTAGGTTCTTTGACTGGTTCAGCTACTTCTACTCTAGCTGGTTCAGAAACTTCAACTATTAGACCTTCAGCGATTGCTTCACGTATAGTTGATGTAACTTTAACGTTCACGGCTTTTTTGCCATGGACTACTTTTCCCTGCTCTGCACAGTATACAACTCTTCTAGGATCTTTAGCTTTGACTCTCATGGCTTACCCCTAGTCTAGTTCAAGCATCATTATAGCATCATCAAAAATCTTAGAGATTTCGTCAGAGATACTAATAACTACGCTTGTGAACTGTTGAGTTATAATCTTTTCAGTTTCTTGAAGGTCAGTTCCAGCTTGAATAACTCTCTCAAGAGCATATCTTCTATCTAGTGTTAGAATGAAGTCATCAGGAAGTGTATTGTCTGTGAATGGGAAAATTGTTACATTCTTCCATAAGCCTCTACCCATCTGAATTTCTTGAGTTATTGGACCTCTTTCAAGTGCTGCCATCATAGCTACTGGATCAACATTTGGCTTCTCCATCATGATAATCTTAAGAGCTGTATCAACGCTACAGTAGTAAGTATCAGGCGCATAAGGAGCAAAACTTGCAGTCCACTTTAACCAAGCTTCATAGTTTAGTTTATGGTCTCCACTAGAAATAGCTGTAGATAATGTTGATGCTGCTGTTGCAACAGTTCCATTAACCGCTTTAGAGATTGCTTTTTTGAATAAGTCCGTTCTCTGTGAAAGCATGATACGATTGATAACAATGTTCATGATATCAAGAGTAGCTTCTCTTTGGAATTCATAAGACATATCAATCTGGATACCTCTTTTTACTAAACTCTTAGAAACATCTGACCAACCAACTTGAACTCTTGGGAAAGTACCAAACTCACCAACTCTACCCATAGCGTATTTGCCATCAGTAATTGAATCAATGTGAAGTTCTTTATAAGAGCTTTGAGAAATATTTCTAGTTGTAGAAAGTAAGTCTTCAACGTTGTAGTCTTGATCTTTTAGTAAAGCCATTCTAGCCGTTTTAGAGACTAGCTCTGGAAAAAGAATCTTTGAACCATCAGTTTGTAATGAATCACTATAGCCTTCAATTGGAGCTGCATTTAAAGTCTCTTCAATTGTAGAAGCGTAAATACCATTAACTGGATCACCTTGAGAAACAATACCAAATCTCTTTAGTTGTCTTTCAAATGCGTCTAATGTTTCCCCAGATTTTGTTGGGTTGATTCTGTTTAGTAATTGAGAGAAGTTAATCCCTTGCTCACTAGCCAATTTGTACATATCTTTATTTAATTTTACTTTATTAGGATCTGATACTACGTCCTGTCCTAAGTCTATTCTTAAACTTTTACTCATTTTAATTTCCTTAAATTAAGAAGAACGCAGAAAATTCATCACCATCTGCCGCCGCTGCTGTTAGAGCTACACATTTTGTAGTCATCACCTCTGTTGTTACTGCTTTAACTTTGTCACTACCTGAAGGTACTACTGCTGCGCCTGCTACGATAGCTGCACTTGCAGTTATCTTAACAACACCAGAAAAGTCAACTGTAACAAAATTGTCACTAGTTACTGTCTTCAAAGTTCCGAAAAACTTTGCATTTGCTGGAGCAGCTACAACTCCACCAGTAGCGTCTAGAGCAACTAATTTGCCTAAGTCACTAGCTGTTAACGCACCTGCGTTTGGAAGAGTTAAAACTCTTTTTAAGCCGTATTGTCCATCTAGTCTAAGATTTGGGTATGCCATGATTATTTTCCTTTATAAATTGAGTCATTTGGTTTAAAACCATATTGCTCTGCATTGTCGTCAATTGACTGTCTACCTGCTGGTAAAGCTTTTGCTTTTTCCATGTAAGTTGCTAAATCTGCAAATAGCTTGTCTACATTTGTAGTCTCAGCGTAAGCTTCAGCTTCAAATGGTGCAGCTAATTTAGCTACTGTTTCATGTAACTTTGTTACATAAGTTTCTGCACTAGCAGTTAGTGCTTCTTTTTCAGTAGTAAGAGTCTCGGAACTTGTTTTGAACTCTTTAAGTTCTGCAAGGTCTTTATCAGCTGAAGCTAGTTTATCTTTATAAACTGTAAGCTCTGCAGTAAGATCTTTGATGTTTTTAATATCAGCTACTCTATCAGCAGCAAATTGCTCTGATCCATTTAAGTATTTAGTGTTCAAATCAGCATACTTAGCTGCTAGAGCTGTGTAGTTGTTTTGAAGACTGTCAAAATTGGCTTGTAAATCCATGGCGTTTCCTTCTTGTTTGATTTCAACTTGTTCTTGTGACACACTACCGCAAGTGATAGTCTCTATTGTACCTTCCTCGAAGATAAAATCTTTGCAAAAAGCCTCCTTACTGTTATACCCGTCATATCTAGCTGCATACTCAGATTTGATCTTTGCATCTGGTACAGCCCCAACATAGACCAAGCTTGCTTCTTGCATTGTGATATCATCTAGTAGAACGTAACACGTCTCACCGTCGTATTCTCTACCAGGTATATGGTCACAGTTAGGCCAATCTGAAATATCATTAGTACAAATTGAACACTCATGTATTTTAGAACTAAAGCCTATAGACACTGAGTCTAGTAGTCCTGTTTCTATTCTGCTTGTAATATCAATATGCTCTGGTATCTCATGAGGTATATAAAACTTTGCAACCACCTCTGAAGTATCTGTTACTTTAGCTTCATACCATCTTCCAGAGGGAAGGCGGCTAGTGTCATGGTTAAGCATTAATGGCTTTGACATGTCATTTATCTGTTGAGACACCTGAGCTAAAGCGTTTGCTTTGAACTTTGTTTGTCTTGTTGTTGGTTTCATATCTATCAAGATAGCTTGACTTTTATATGATCCCTCAGTAGGTTTAATCTTCATTACTTTCTCCTTTATTTTTTGACTTTCTTATTTGATGAACCAGTTGTTGATCCAGCACCTGCTCCACCAGTTATGCTCCTGCCTAGAGGGTCAGTATTTGGTGATATACCTTCTACATCCATACTAGGGTCACTTCCTAAGAAATTTGTTCCCATAAGGGGTTTGCTTGGTGCATGTTCTATGCCTAGTATCAAGGCTGCTTCATCATCAGTTATATGCCCAAAGCTTTGTAGTTGTAATATTCTATTTTGCTTAGCTAATTTCTGAGGCTCTAATTCTAAAGCTGGTCTAAGATCAATAGTGTCGAAAGAACATTCTATAAAACCCTTATATCCAAGAAGCCTTGCAGACATTGTTAATGCTTGACTCATTATTTTTGCTGACTTAGCTTGCAAATATGTAGGAGTATTAATGTATACTTTAGCTTCAACAGAGGCTGAATTTTGTGTAGATCTTCCTTTGCCTAAAATGCTGGGTAAAGATTTTAAAGCTGATACAACTTGGCCATCTAAGATTTCCATTATAGGTCTAAAATCAACTGTGCCACTAGTATTGCTACTCATGTATTCAGCCTCAATTGAATCAAAGATTACTAATGCTTCTTCTGGTTTAATCTTGCCTAGGTCAGTAGCTATCTCAGTTTTCTTTTTTCTTAGCCATTTGGCTAATTTTACATCATCACCTTTTATATCTCTTGGAGCATGCTTCTTTAAAACATCTTCAAGTACTTTAACTTTTAGTTTAGGATAACCAGCCTTTTTCATTACTCTTTGAATATCTGCAGTTATAGCTTGTTTAAATGCCACTGCTTGAATTGCTGTTAGTAGTGGCGACTCAGCTGCAGCTTCACCAGGATCTTTATCAAGGTCTTGGAAAAAGAATGTTGGTAAATCAAGTTTTATTTTCTTATTTCCTGGTCCATCTTGAAAAGGTGTAAAATGCCCTTTCTTATAGGTCCATTTTATGCTAGAGCTCTTAACTAGTATGTAGTCTATAGGTAGTTTATTTTTATCTAAAACAACTTCAAGTCCAACTCCACCGTATAAGAATAACTGTCTTCTTATAGAATCAGCCAATTCTTCTGGAGTTTGTTTATTGATAGAAAATAACCAAGAAGCTTTTAAAGTAGTATTGAACTCTTTAGTTTTGTCTGCATCAAACTCACCTTTTTCGTCTCTATAAATGATGTTTAATTTAGTGTTTGCAAATCTTAGCATTGCCCATAGAGCATTAGCCGCATCAGCGTCATATCTATGTAAGTCTTTTATAATATCATTTGAGTCTGTTCCAAGTGTTCTTATACCACCTACATCTTGGTAGGGGTTAAAACGTGCTACTTGGGCTGTATCACCATCAGACAAGTCTGGGTTAACAGCTTTTGGTGCATTGTTAGCCTTAGCCCCACCAAAGATAGTTGAAAAAACATTTTTTATAGCCATTTTATTCCTTTACAGTACCAAACCAAAGTATATATACTTTGGTTATAGATACTTTCTCGACACTTGGCAACCTATTGTATGGCTACAGTGTCTAATGTGATTGGAGCTATGTGCCCCTCAAGATCTACTAATATTTTATTAGCTGCATACATATAGCCTAGGCTGTGTAATAAGTGATCTTCAGCAACCTTAACGTATCTATATTTATGCTCATCATCCTTATCTCTCTGCTTGACCATACCCTTAAGATGTTTCTTATAAAGCTCAGGATCAAACTCTTCAGACTTATTAACCACTAGCCTAGGAGCAGCTATAACGTTATCAAACAACTGGGTTCTGTTTAAGGTTATGTCTCTCTCATTGGCTTTAATATTATAAAGATCTTTTTGAGTATCTGAGTAATAAGCAGTGAACGCTGGACCATCAAATATTTCACAGATGTCTTTAGCTAGTTTAGTTTGAGGTAAAGCATCACAGACTAACGTGTTGATAAAGTATCTATCTTGATACTCCTTTACCTTATCTAATATATAGTCTTCTTTTATAGACTCATATCTATAGATGGTAATAGTATCATCAGGATTAACTTTTCCTAAGGTTAACCAACAGGTTTTACCAAAGTCAATCCCCATACAAAGGCTGAACCCAGTTGGTGCCCCAAGCTTTATCAGTTCAAACTTTTCATCCGTATCAAACATCATGTCGGATGAAACATAGTCTAATCCTAGTGCAAAATTCACGAAGTCGGAATATTGTGTATAGTCATTCATCCCACGCAAGAGATCAAATGGTGTTTGGAAAGCTGTATCAAATGGTGTTATCTGATAGCCTGATACTGCTCTGCCTTCGTACTTAGCCACCCATTCTCTGTCTGTATAGTCCTGGTATTGTAAAGGTCTTCTACACCCTTGACATAAGTACTTAACGTCCACAGGTAAGACATAGGCTAAATCATCTCTAGTTATCTCCTGTAGTTCTAGGTTCTTTAACTTTGGATGGTCAACAATTATGTCATTGAAAAAAGACTGGCTAGTCTCATTCCATTTTCCACAATGTGGACACTTCTTCATATAGAACTTTTGATCTGACATATTAAATTCTCTAGAGATACCAAAGTTAGGTATTGTTGGAGTAGAGAACTTTCTAAATAGCTTCCATTTAGAGTGCTGTACACGTGAACTATATTTGTTAATAATGTCAAGGTCAGAGAAGTCGAGCTCATCATGGATTAGCATGTCAGCTGGAACAGAAATCGCAGCCTTAGCCCCAATGGTTCCTTTTATATACATGTAGCTCTTACCTAGTTTCTTTAGTTCTTTACTGTCAACATGAGTATCTATCATTGATTTTAACAGCTTAGATTCCTCGATAATATCGTCTACTCTGGTAGTAGAGAAGTCCAAAGCATTCTTACGAGTAGGCTGAGTTATGATAGCGGTAAGAGACTGATTACGTGCAAGGAACGCGAGTATGGCCCGTACCATTACTTCTGACAGTCCAACCTGCGCACATTTTTTCACGCATATATTTTGTGACTCATCATTCATAATCATTTCTTGGAACTCATGGTCTACAAAATTGTAAGGGACACCTTTAATCTTGGTATGTTTACACACCCAATCGGCCTGAGTCAACGTACTATCCTTAAAGCCATATCTAGAATTCATCTCTGAAACGAAAGCTTGTAAATAAACATTATTATTTTTTACCATGATATATACCATAGTATTAACAGTCCCAAACAACCAAGGAACACTGGGCTTATTGTATCAATCATACTTCAACCAGTTGGTTAAATTTATCAACGATTTTGTCTTTTAGCTTTGGATCTTCTTCGTCTAGTATTTGGAAGACGGCCTCTTTAAATGACTTGACCGCATCAATACCGTTTATTTTTAGCTCATTATTTAGCATAAATTGTAAGAAACGTTGGGTGGTGTTTAATACTTGGGTATCATCTGGGTTATCGGTTAAATTTTGTTTAACCACTGTATAGGCTGCTTGAAATTCTTTCGTTATAGAAAATTCTTCGACAGCTATTTCGCTTAGGTTAAACATTTCCTTAAACTCTGCGCGAGCTATTGGATCCACAAGATCTTCTATAAAAAGTTTAGTTTTGTCATTCTTAACCTTTTTTATAGCTCTGACTATATTTGGCGTAATTAGGTACTCTTGAGTAAGTTTATCATCTAGCATTTTTGGCTCCTTTGTTAGCATACTTATAAGATAGAAATGTTTTGCTGAATGTCCCTTAGCTTAATAAGAGGTTGACTGAGGGGGGCGTTAGATTGACTGAGGGGGCGTTAGGTTGGTTGATGGAATCTGGTTTAGCTTAATAAGAGGTTGACTGAGGGGCGTTATTTTGGTTGATGGAATCTGGTTTAGGTCGGGGTGGCTGATGGAATCTGGTTTAGGTCGGGGTGGCTGATGGAATCTGGTTTAGGCTGGGGTGGCTGATGGAATTTGAAATTTAGGGAAAACATTTGCCAAAATTTCCTGGGTAAAAATTTCGGATAAAAGATTTTAGGGAAAACATTTGTCAAAATTTCCTGGGTATATCTGGGTAAAAAAGATTTTAGGGAAAACATTTGTCAAAATTTCCTGGGTATATCCGGGGGCTATATAGAGGTAGTGTACATGCGTGAGATATAACTCATGGCACCCGCCTCAAAAGTCTATATCGAAAGGATCAGTTATGGCTATGGCAGCATTTGTTATTGGTTTCATTATTATTGTCAAATTTTTTATCAGCTAGAGTCATCTAAGGATGATTCTATAGTGTTAACAACTGTTGCCGAAAGGCTGGTCCAGGTAAGTAATCAGAGGAGATTATATGTTAAGTAATTTAGAGCTCATAGGAACATTAGTTATATTTGTTGGGGTAGTTATGCTACCTTATATATCAGCCCGTAAAGGAGGCCATGATGAGTAAACTTGTAATAAATAATAAAATAGTGGCTAGATCAAGTGATCTAGTATGGTTAAAGAAACTTGGAGTAAGTTTTAAGAGACTATGTTCTAACAAAGAGGTTAGAATAGTTAAAGAAGACATGACTAGTCATATCTTCTTTGGGGCTTAGAAATGGAAGTCTTTATAGTTCAATGTTTTACATTAGTTGTTGTCTTAGGACTTGGTTTAATAAAATATACTATGGAGATATTATAATGAGATCAGTAAAACAAATAGCCGAAGCTTTTGCTTCAGGTAAGATAAAAGGTGATGAGAAATATACCATAGAGGCTAGAACATTGGCTAAATGCCACTCGACCCTTAGCCTAAGGGACAATGAAATAAAGTCTCTAAGATTCGAGATAGCTCGACTTGAGCTAGATCTTATAGGCTCTAAGCAGAACCATGAGTTGGTTGTTTGGGCCTAAGAATCATTTGTTGAACTTGTTGTATGATACTATTATATAACTTGTAAGTTTACTGGTAAGAGCTTTAAAACCAGAGATTATAATCTGAGGAGATTAAAATGAGTTTAGACAGAGAGTTAAGACAGTTTGGGCAACCTTACTTCACCCAAACCACTCCAGGGGGTTTAAAGTGGTATTGGACAGACACCCAAAGGATTAGGGCTAGCCTATCCCCGACTAGAAATAGAGAAATAGTAGTTAAGTTAAATAAGTTACCAGATAACTATAGCTTGACCAAGTTATTGGTTAATCTGGAAGACCAGTGGCTTAAACAGTTCCCTGAGGTAGACTGCTATCAGGGTATAGCTCAAATAACTAACAACCGTGACTTCAGTGAGACAGTTAACTACTATCTATTTGAAGATGGTAGTATAACAAAGTTTCTATACCATAAGTATCATAGAAATCATGATATAAAGACAATAGAATTGACTACCTATCCAGTCAGATGGGACGGTGTAGCATTCAACATGAGATGTAAAAAGATCTCTAAGAGGTTAGCTGCAAAGCTGACGGGCTTAGACGCTTTACTTTAGTTTACTGGTAGTATCTTTAAAACCAGAGATTATAATCTGAGGAGATTAAATGAACTTTCCAACAGTCCAAGAGACTATAAAAGCTTTCGAAGAAGTAGTATCAACAACTGAGTTGGCTGCCAACAGCCTAGAGACTAGAAGATCTGAACTAACAGAACTAACTCATGAAGAGTTAGTTGAAATGATTATAAGTTTTGAGAAGAGAAACACCAATAAGGGTGTTGGTGTTGGAGATCTTGCAAGAGCAATTCTTCAACATGAGGACTATATCACATTAAGCAACGGAGAAGTTGCTGAGGTATGTAGAGAATTAATACCAGGTAGTCAGACTTCTCATAAGAGTATAGCTTCTTATGTGAGCAAGAAGAGAGAAGAGTGGGCCTTGCCTGATAGAATTCAAGTAAGACGTAAGAAAGCTTAGAGGTGTCTATAGTTTACTGGTAAGAGCTTTAAACCAGACTTATATAATCAGAGGAGATTATGATGATAGTAGACTTAAAAAGATTTAGTTTTTTCTTTAGAAATTATGTGGAAGCCAATGATATGGTTGAGGAAGTTGCTGATAATGGTAATACCTTTACCAAGGCTACTCAGGAGCTACATGATGCTCTTGAAGTAATGGGACATAAATTCTCACAAGATTGTGAAAGCTATTGTAAAGAGATCAAGACTTTACAAGCCCGAACAATAAACAAGCTTGGTAGAGATGCCAAGATGAGAGAGCTTTGCTAAAGCCATATAGGATCTTCTAAGAAGATCCTATTATGTCTTTGACATAAATAAATTTTTATCTGAGGAGATATCATGGAATTTAGGAACAAAGGTTTCACCTACCTACATGAAGGTGAGAATAGCTGCGAAGTTTGGTTTACTGCGGACAAGTGTTGGAAAGTTGCCTGTCAAATGGCCGATGCTAACTGTGTGTTTAAAGACTCTAGAGCCTTTAGATGGATAATGGACACTGCCCCACAGACACAGTATAAGAAGATTAATACTGTGTTCTGGTTGAATGAGGGAACTCTTGTTATCTTTATGAGACAGTTGGAGAACGGTGAGTTTACCTTATCTAGAGTATCAGATAGTTTCTTACTGAAACGTTACCTAGCTAATAACTTTGACAGTCTAGAAAAGACCATCCAATGGGTAGTTAATAAAGCAATAGAGGAGAACAACCATGCTTAAAGATTTTGAAAAGAAAGTTATAGCTGTTAACTTTGAACAAGCGGAACTAGGTTATGGGCCTTTAAGCTCATTCTTATATAATAATATCGTCATAGTTGCTCCAACTATGGACGAGAATACGCAAGACTATGTTGATCCAGTAGAATACTATGGTGAGGCTTATAGTCTTTGGCTTAAAGAATTAGAAGAACTTACGATTAAGTGCACTATAACAGAAGTAGCTGGAAATATGAACCTTATAGTTACAAAAGAAGACTATGAATGTTATACTATTATGTATGATGATAGTACTGTTTATTGTAACAAGACACAATTAGAGTATGAGTTATCCCAGTTAAAAATACCACAAGATAGTCTAGGAGGATTATATGTTAAGTAAGATGATAGCTTCAATGGAAGCAAAGATAGTTGCCTTTTCAAAGAAAGGGTTTGACATTCCTGAAGATGAGATGGCAATACTAAAGAAATGGTACTTTGAAGGTGCCATTAACTTTAAAGCCAACGGCTTTGGACTTCAAGCTGACCTATATGGTCCTTGCCTAGAAGATCCATTATGGAAAGACGTTTATAGTATGACTTGGTTACGCATCTTCACAAAGATGTGTAAACAACTTGGGGTTGCTACTAAGATTAGTAGGGCATCAGTTGCTGAGTATTGTAAGTCAACGGCTAACTACAAGATCTATCCTGTGGTCTCTACTAAGCTAGAAGACTACGATGAGATCTTGGAGAAAGACTTATTAGTTTTGATACAAGAGTAGTTAGTATAGTTTACTGGTAAGAGCTTTAAACCAGACTAAACAATCTGAGGAGATTAAGATGGCTATAAATAGTTATGAGTTACTACTTACTCAAAAAGTAGTTTCTGGTGAAATCAGTTTCACTATGGATGATATGAAAAATAAAACAGCTGCACAAAGAAAGTGTCTATATAAGCTTGGTGCTTATAAAAACACAATGATGTCTGATAAGAATGTTCAAATATTTGGTGTAAAACGTCTGAAAAAGGCCATTGACCTTAATATAAGTATGACCTTAAGAAAACTATGGAGTATGTCCTTTGGTGATGCTTTAGATAACTACGAAAGAATAGTCTCTCCTGTAGGAGACATAAGGGGTTATGAGGCTAAAGTCTTAAAAATGTGGACTAACCTTCCTAGAGGTAGAGACTTATTTGTTAAAGGGCTAGGGTCTTTTAATATAGATGAAGCTATTGAAACATACAGGATGTCTTATAAGAACAGAACAGTACTAAATCCCAATGACTTAATAGTTACTGGTTATCTAGGTCAGCCTGATTATAGCCTTACTACCTGGCTAAATAAGGGTAGAAAAGAGTTGTTTAGTTGGATGGTAAGGTCTAAGTTTCCTGTAAGCCGAATTGATGAGTTATCGGATCTAGATATTCTTGATATGTGGCATAATAGACTAACTCTAGCTCAGTGTATAAGAAGACTTGATGACATGATGAATAGAAATCTAAAACTAGACTATATGGACAAGCCACATTTTGACTATCCTAAAGAATTAATTGCTTTCTGTGAACAAACAGACTTTTGTTGCCCAGAGAACGGCATAGCCTTAAAGAAGCTAGCTAGAAAGTTCTCTAACTGTTCTGGTAGCTACGTCAAGTCTATAAGACAAAAGGAACTGTTTATAATCTACTCCGAAGATGAAATGATCAGTCTTAATGGTAAGACTCTAAAGGTTGAACAACATTATGGTAAAAGAAATGAGGACATATCAAAGGGTAAAAAGACTACTTTCAAAGAGTCTATAAGTTATTTTATTAGAAAGGGTAAATTGCCAAAGATTACCGAGGAGTCAGACTATAAGGTTATGTATGACACAGTACCTAATGGTCATTTTAAAAACACAGTTGCTACATCTGCAGATGCTTTTAAGAAGCTTAAACATATAGCTGAACATGGCTCGATGTATGCTGACACTCCTATATGTTCTAGTGGCTTCAATAAGTTTGTTCTGAAAAGTGCTACCCTTATAGAGCTAGGTTATAATCATAGAAAATTGGTTTCTTAGTTGTTAGAATAGTTTACTGGTAAAAGCTTTAAAACCAGACCTATTTATCTGAGGAGATAGAATGAAACTAATCCCAATAAGCTCTTTTGAGCCTGCTGAAGTATCGAATAGAGAATATGCTGTTAGAACCTTACAAAGTGGTATTGAGTTGCATGAACTTAAAAACTATCCTTCTAGTGTTGTGATAGAGTATAGAGATTTTACTATAACAGCTACTAGACTTAAGAATGATGACAAATGGTTATTCATAGGCGAGAATGGTAAACACACGTTTACTGATTTTAATCTTGGTGAACACTTAGAACTGTCTATAGTTGACTTAAAAATAGACGAACTTATATTGTTAGACACTCAGGAACCTTTTTTAGAAGAGTTACTTGAAGTAGCTATTTCAAAGTTAGACCTTTTGGACAGAATAGAACTACAGTCTGCTATGTCAACAATTGGTTACTGTAACTGTGCCAAGCATTTTAAGCTATACCTAGCAGAGGAAACAATGTCAGATCTAAAAGAAGCACTTGAAGCCTTAAAGGAGGTAATGTAATGAATAGTTTTAGAGAACACTATGGACAAGATATAGACGGAAATAGAGGTGTAGTAAGATATGAACATGAGCTAGAAGACTCAGATGATGAAGTTATAAAAGAACAACTGCTCGACCTTAAAGGTCAAGTTGACTATGATGAGACTACTACCATTAGCCTCTGTTCTGACTCAACTGGAGACAATGTTGAGTTTGATATAAAAGTCTCAGACTACTTAAGTATAGAAGAATATCTTAAGTCTGCTTATGCTGATGTATCACCAGAGTTCAGCTTAGAGGGTATAAAATTTAGAGTTGGCCAGATTGATGATACTTACTATGTCTTACAAGGAGCTCAAGTTACTTCCGAGCTTGATGCCCCACTTGAAGGCATAGACTTGCTACAACAGATAAAAAAGGAGATAAGAATATGAAAAGAGAAATAAGAACATTAAAGGGTAAAGACTACCTGTTTGACACCAAAGAGAATTGTGTTTGTCTAACAAGATTTGACTTAGAAACGGCGGAGGCTATGCTAGATAGCCTCACCGACTGTACTTGTTGTGTTAATTGTAAGGGTTGTATAAAGTGTGTTAGTTGTGTAGACTGTACTGACTGCCTAGCTTGTAATGACTGTGAAGGTTGTGAGGCTATTGCGGCTTATAGAGACCTAAAAGATCCCAAAAGATATGTCATTGATGTTACTGATGAAGAATTAACTAGCCAAGCTATCCAAGAACGTATCTTTAAGTTGGGTGGCTCATGGTATGAAGGCTGTAAAGAAGTACACTCCACTGATGTAGCTGGCTTATTCATTGATGAACAGCTTATCATGTCTCACTGTGATAATATTAAAATATCATCAGACTATAAGCTTATATCTGCTGAAACATTCTTTAAGCTCTTCTAGGGAATATATAGAGCACTAATTTTAGTGTTCTATTATGTTCCCTGCTGCTAAGATCAATTACCTGTAGCACTAACATCAGAGTCTATGACTAGAATCACAGCCGATCTTCCCAATCAAAAAACCCTGGCTGTGTCTATATATCTAATATCTTTAGTTCCTGACCCACAGGCCAATCTTTTATATTGATTGTACAAAACCCTTACACCATAGATTCATGGGCCACTCTGCTCAACTTTCCTCTAAAGGTAACCCATTAATATTCCACTCCACCCTGTGCCCATATGCCCATCCCTACATAGGCATGCTAAGCGTCTTTGTGCACACTTGATGTATAATACATATACGAACAAAGATGATAGATGTTAGATGATATTGACCTTGCCTTGGCCATTATGACCATAGGATAAGCATCAAGTCACTTTTCTTGAACTTTTGTTATAATTATGTTATGAATCAAAAGAGAGTTGGTCAAGACGACCCAATAACTGTCAATCTTAGGAGGACAAACCAATGAAACTAACAACCGTAGCTGATATAACAGCAAAATTCCAAACTGTAGTAGCAGACCCAGAGTCAGCAAATGAAGAAGCACAAGCTATCCGTACTGAAGAGCTTATGAAGTTGAGTAAGTCTGACCTTACAGCTATGATTATCTCGGCTGAGTCTAGAAATTCAGGCTCTGTAAAGGTCGGAGACCTTGCAAAAATGATACTTCAAGACGAAGAGTTTATCACTGCAAGCCATGAGACAGTTGCTCAAGCTGTAAGAGAACTAATCCCTGGAAGCCAAACGTCTTACAAGAGCATTGCCTCTTATGTGAGTAAGAAGAGAGAAGAATGGGACCTACCTGATAGAATTCAAGTACGAACAGCTCGTCCAAAAAAACCAGCTCCAGAGGTTGAGACTGAAACAACTGAAGACTAAAAAAAGACTTAGGCCATCGGACGTGGATGGCCTATTGTTTTATTTAAGCTCTACCAAAGGGCTTATATAAAGTAATAACCGAGGAGTTAAAAAATGTTAAAAAGTATATTCTTAAATGATAAGGTAGTACTAAATGCCTCTAAACTCAGCCATAACCCTGTAAAAGGACACTTGACGCTTACTTATCCAGATAATGAGTGTTTGAACCTTTTAGATATTATAGACCCAAAAGTGTGGTCTATTGACTATTTATCAAAGAAAAAAGTTCGTTTATACCCAATAATTGACAATAAACTGACAATTAAGGGCAAAACCTTTGAAATTTTCTATAACACTGACAGCTGTGTTGTAATCCATAAAGACGAATTTGAGCTATTTGATAGCTTCACTATTATACCAGGAGACCTATCATGGATGACAAACTAAGAGACTCCATACTAGACATAACCCTGGAAACCTTAAGTAATAAAGCTTTGCTCAGCCTAGCCATGGAAGTGTTCAATGATAGAGGCTTAGCCCTTTTTGATATTTTTAATGACCTGTCAAACGAGGACTTTCAAAAGTTATTGACTGAAGAGTTTGAAAAGAGAGAAATAGACTACTTCCCAAGAGATCTGGACGGCCTCCTAAAAGTTCTGAACAAAGAACTCATGGTCATAGACCTGTTTAAGTTTAAAAACGATCAAGCCTTATTAGAGACTTTTAGAATCCTTATGAATGAGAGAAATATCGATTATCTCAAAGGTTTAGACGGCGAGACTCTTATGAAGCCCATTTCTGACGAGATTTTACAACTGGAATTGGCTGAGCGAAATCTATTGACTATGCCCAAAGATCAGGACCAGTATGAGCAATTTATACTGGATGAGCTAGTAAACCGGCCTGTAGAAGCTAAGAAGCTTCTGAGCATATATGCTAAGCCATACAGACCTAGTGAACATAAGGATAGATGTCTTAAAGTCATTGCTATGTCAACGACATATGCCAATGACCCTAGGCCTGAGTTATTAGAAAATATCTTAGGCCAACTGGCCTAACAACATAGACCCTCTCCAGGGTAGGCAGGATAGTACCTCCTCAGATTGCCTGCCTATCTTGTAGAGGGTCTACAAAGGAAATCAAATGTTTATTGTACCTAATTCAGTCATGACTATGTATGCTGATAGAATTCTTATGGAAAAAGATAAGCTTACTATAGAATCAAACCATCAACTTGAGATGTTAGAAATGTTAGACCCCACTGTATATATGGTTAAGTTAACTACGTCTAAAGATACATCTATAAAGTTGTTCCCAAAAGAGGGTTACTTCATTAACTTCTGTGAAGAGGCTCAGTCATGGGTCATCTTAGACCTAGGCACAAATGAGCTATCTCTTCAGAAAAGTCGTTTCTTATGGCTTTAGTAGTAATAGCTTATTTTGTGCTATCACGGTTTAGTCCAAAGCTGTTTGCATTTGCATTTGCCATTGGCATAGGACTGCATGCTTATGGTCTAACATACGATGTCGGGGCTGTGGCCATTTGCCTAGGGCTGTGGCTATTTGGTTCTCAACAGTTGCTAGGGTTAATCACTTTGGCTTATTTAGCCCTAATACCGGTGGCTCTATTTCAGGTATTTGGATAGAAATTCTGAAGGATTATTAAATGATTATAGAAACAAATCTTAAACTTAAGGATGACTTTTACTATATGAAGAGTAACAAAATAGAAAAAGACTATGTTAAAACAGTCCGTGCCAGTGTCTCGGAGTATAAAACTATCGTTTTCTATGATTGCTCCCAAGGGGAAATCGAAGATAAATACTGTTTTAAAACTGTTGAGGCTTTAGTTACTTCACTTAAAAAAGGTCTAAAATGAGATATTTATCCGATTATATGGAGAAAGAAAACACAAAAACCTTCGACAAATATGAGGCTTTCTATGCCTTCAGCCAAAAACGATTTGAAGAAAAGGCAAATAAAGATTTGAACTACGTCTCCCTACCGGGTGGCTTATGCTGCCCGAAAGACCTTGTCAAGGCCCTGATCGACGAACTTTACCAGAACCGTGCCAATGCCATTGCCCTGGACTTAAAGGAAAATGGCATTGACAATGTCATCCAGCGTGAGCTTGATAACTACGAGTGCTCTTGTACTAGAAATACCGAGCCTGCTTGGGATGCTCTGGAAGATTACCCGGGTATTACAAGAGAAATGGTAAAATTATGAGAACTGAATTTATACCTTATCTTAGGCCTAATATCAATTTGGAAGATGAAATAGCTTCTTTGGATAAGATGGAAGGTCTTGCCCGAGGCTTTAAATCCTTAAGATTAGCTATTCTGTGTAGAGTTTGGTGGCCACGCCAAAGGTCCGCTTACAAAAAAATTATAGATATATAGCCCCCTAGAGATGTAAATACTTCTTTAGGGATGTAAATGCCTTTGTCATCTAATTCTGTAGCTTCTTTGATTCAGAATTAGATGGACCTTGGCCAGGTCATTAGCTCTTTTTATACTAGAAGTGCTAAAAAAAGTTTGTTAAGGTTTTCGAACTATCTTAGTCAATACTTTTTAGTCTAATTTTATTGATTTGAATTCTTTATACAATATAACTATCTATTTCTAATAATTTTCTTACTTTTTTGACACTTTCAATTTTATCACTATTTAGGGGTCGCTGGACATAGTAGTCGGTCTGCTAAGCGAATAGTAAACGAAAAATATTTGTTATTTTATAAGTATAGTAATAAAAAATTTTCCATAGTAATGAATTTGTCAAAAACATGCTAAAGGTAAGATAGAATACTTAGTTCGTTTACTATTGGTCAGTTTTTCTCTGTGACTCGACATTCTTCCCAAAAACGAGCCCTTAAAAATTGATAAAAAAAGTTTAGTGTAGCCAGTTTTTCTATCCCCTTTTAGCACTTTTTTCGAGTTTTCATATCATTTTTTAACTACGAGACCTAGCATACTAAGATAGTTTAACTAGAATAGCCTGACATTTGCTCAGAGTAAAACATTTAATGAAAAATAAACCCTATAAACGGCCAAAATAACTACAATCTAAACCTGAATGGTCAGGCGTGACCAATAGCGTGACCAATAGCGTGACCAATATCATGACCAATATCATGACCAATATCATGACCAATATCATGACCAATATCATGACCAATAGCGTGACCAATATCATGACCAATAGCGTGACCAATAGCGTGACCAATATCATGACCAATAGCGTGACCAATATCATGACCAATATCATAAGACAAATTCCATAAGACACCCAGACACCCAGACATAAAACAAATTCCATAAGACACCCAGACATAAGACACCCAGACATAAGACACCCAGACATAAGACACCCAGACATAAAACAAATTCCATAAGACAATAAACAATAAACAATAAAAGCGTGCGAAAACGATATAAATATACCAAAACAGTGATTCCAAATACGACACACGAGGCATTTGGTTTATACCACGAGGTAGATAACACTCTCTTTAATGTTCACTAACATTCTTGAGTGTTTGCCTAATCAATGAGATATGTAATAAGCATAGTTCTGACTCTTATAAAAGCTACAGTCCTGGGGAGACATATCAACCTCTTATAAAAGCTACAGTCCTGGGGAGACATATCAACCTCTTATAAAAGCTACAGTCCTGGGGAGACATATCAACCTCTTATAAAGCTATAGTACATTACTCATAGATATCCAAGTTTATTAGTCTCTTTATATCTAAGTAATTAAAATCATAAAGGAAAGATATGCTATTGTAAATAGAACTGGGTAAAGGTTCACAGCTAACTCACGCGGAATTGGATAACGGCTGAGACCAGGATAATGGCTCTTAGTCGTCACGAAGTTCAAGAGGAACTAAATAAAGGTTAAAAAAATACCAAATTGTTGTACAAACTGTGTTAATCTGAGAGCCATATAGCTTCTTTTAAAGCCCAATGAAATATATCAGGCATACAATTAGTCTCGCAATAAGTTTCATTTATAAACTCATTATATAATATAGCAAATCTAAGGAGTATACAGATGAAAAATGTACCATTAGCAAGTTTCACAAGACACGAAATAAATGGAGTCATAGAAGTTTTAAGGAGTAAACATGTCAATGAAATTAAGACTAACTGAAAGGGGCATAGGTCCTATAGTAGGTAACGTACACAGAGGAGGAATCTATGAAAAATAGACTTTGGTCTGTATCAGATTTAATATTACTAGTTATTACGGCAACCGTTTTTCTAGCTGTTAAGTTCAGTAACCTATGAGGAGTCTTAAAGAGAACGCCATAGTCCGTCTTATAGAAGTACTAAACTATGACCGAGATGTGTGTCAAAGTCTACTCCTGGTTGAACTTAAGGACAATAGAGCTATAGTAGAATACACTCATAGGTTTCAGCATGAGGAAAACCCAGAGCACAACTTTAGACAGTTAACTCATAATAACTTCAACAAGGTTACTAGTACTTATTTGTCTACAATAAGTCCTCCAATAGAGGAGATAGCTTTTAATTTTGCATCTATGAATGAGCAGGCTATAAAGAACATAATTGATTTTTATACCAGAAAAGCTGTCTTAGAACTGGATGAAACTAATAAGCATTTAGATTGGGTTAATAACAGGCATAGAGACTTTATAGAGCTTCCTAATGGTCCTATAGATAAGAAGCTAGACGCTCTAAGGATTAAAGCTGTTACTACGAAGGATAAACATAAGTATCTTCAGTATACTCAAGAGATAGCTAAACTTTTAAGAAGGAAATTAAAATGAGTCAGTTTGATTGTAACTCTTGTAAGTACCTATCACAGGACAACACTTGTGATATGTGTGAGCAGGGATATCCACACGTTAAAGACAACAATGGTAAGAAACCAAAAGAAGTAACTACTTGTAATGTATATATGCCGAGAAAAAAACCTAGGCTTAAAATTTGTGACAGTTTAAAAAAGTTAGGCAAGGAGGGTAATAACCTCTGGGTAGACTTAGATAGCCTAAAAATATGCCTTATAGATCTGGATAATATAGACTTTAAGCAACTATATATATACCTAAAAGATCTATGGATGCACAGTTCCGAGCATGCCAGGCATGAATTTCCTCTTTCTGTAGAGTCAAATGATTTATACAATCTAGTTACAGTCATAGGCGGCTGGACAATAGAGGCCAATGGGGACTTAGTTAAAACTAAACAGGTAACTTATAATTTTAGTCAAAAAGATATTACAACTATAGAAGCTAGCCGCTGTTTTTTAAAGCAACACTATAGAGTAGAAGAAATACTAAAGGCATTTATAGATTTAAAAATAAAGGAGAAAGAATGAACAAGTTTAGTTGGAGAACATCTGATACAGATGAACTAGTTAAAATTGGTGACACCTGTGAGATGATTTTACCTAATGGAAGAGTAATCTTAGAAAGAAATTACCAAGGTGAAGGTATTTTTGGAGGCCAAAAGTTTTATGATCATGTGGCTAACTTGAATGAAACAGACTATGGTGAAATATACTACCATGAAAACCTGGGTTGTATAGCCCCAAAGGTAGTGAATGTGAATTATAAAGGCACTTATGAAGAGTTAGATGACTCTGAGTACATAGACCTATGAGACATGTAAGAATACCTGGCGATGTCTATGCCTTATCCTTCGAGTGTAAAACCACTGATGAGGCTAGGGAAAAGGCTAGGGAGTTCTTAGGCGTTAGACGTTTGCCTAATGGTACAGAAGTATGGTAAAGTACCTTAAGAGACTATTCAACTGTAAAGAAGTAATTTATTGTATGAGACTAGATTTCATAGCTGACGATAAAGATCCTTTATACAGTTATGCTAGTCCTAGGGCCTTTGGTAAAAGACGCCTTAGTGCTATTAAAAAGATGGGCTATAAGATAGTTTATGTCTAAGTTCCCTAGTGTTTATTCATAGTATAATTATGAAAATCAAGGAGATACTATGCAAGAGTTAATGTTTAAAAAAGGTGATAAAGTTACTTACATAGCTGATGACCAAGACACAGAGACTGAGGCTAACATAGGCGATGAATACATCATAGATGAGACTAGTCTAGAATGTCCAGAATACTTACTTAGACCAGTTGGAGCAGATTGCGCTTTGTCATCAGGCTGGTGTACAGACCATCAGATAGAGTTAACAAATGACTAAGCAAAAAACTTGTAAGTGCTGTAAGAAGCAGCCTATGACAGAATTTCTAAGAAATATACTAGGTAAATATTACCCCCTTTGTAAAGGATGTATGTAATGACACAAAAACAACTAAACTTATTCTATGCAATTCTTGAACAAAGAATTCATGGGGTAAAAATCAGACCAAAAACAGTCTTACCTGGAGTAACTTCAGGTATTGGAACGAAGGTTTAACATGGATTACCTTAACCACCCCTTAGTGATACTATTCATAGTAGTTTTTATATTAGCTATCTTGGATAAACAGATAACATTAGACCCAGAGAATAACATGCTATTACTTAATCCTATTATTTGTTTAGCTGGAGTAGCTAGTTCAAGTTGGCAAGTATTTGCCCTACTCATGTTTTTAAACATTCTAATCTATAAACTAAGGATAAACAATTGGAAATTTTCGCAATTAATGAAATGGTCATAGAAAGGCTGATATTTACAGAAGTAGCCAACTTAGAAACCTTTGAAAGAGAAATGGGTGAAGTCTATGACTACTGGTTTTACACTGAAGAAGAAGCAATAGCTCACTTAAAGGAAGAAAATGTTTAAAACATTGAATACTCATACTGCAGAAAGAATAAAACTAGAGAGTGCTTATAACCTAGAAGTACTTAAGAAATATCCATATTTTGAAAATATAGACTTTGAAATTGAGATATTTCCTTCAAGCTTGGAACTTGAGACTAAGTATGGCAAGTACATATTTCAGTTTGATGTGTCTAACAATGTGAAGGTACATTGGCCAGTTATAAAGCTTCTTGATAAGTCTTTATGCGCTACACATGAGGCCAACAAAGAGCATGAAGCAGTAAAAAAAGTCGTAGACGGTACAATAGCCTGGATGAAAGCTCAGACATGAAAACTATATATAGAGTTATAAATAAGCATGGAGGGATAGCGTATGAAAGTACCCAGCATACTAAGGCTCTATATAGTGCTAGAACTCGGGGGTACTATTTTAGAAAAGTTCAGGTATCAAATTTTAAATACTATGTTATGAGGTTATTTCTACAGTAGGTTTCCAAAAGAACTAAACTACTGTACAAGTAGAAAATCTTTGGAGAAGCCCTGTTCATTTTAAAATACTCTCAATACTTCTAATGCTTGGTGTCCTTATATGACACCTATAGGACTATAGGACTATAAAATATAAAGCCTATGTTTTATTAATAATGGCTTTACCAGTGAGTCTCTTATTCTTTTACTTCTTATGCAGATTATTGACTGGAACTTTATAGATTTAAAGAAGCTAGTAGTAAACTTTTAGTATAATATTATAAATTAAAGGATAACTATGAAAATTCTAGACCTAACCTTACAGGATATTACTACATTTGAAGCACTTACTGACCATGAAGACCTAGAAAACTGGATGGGGTCTAATATGGGCTCTGGGCTGTACTTATCAGTCAGTTCTAATAACGTGGTTATGTTTGAACAGAACTATGACAAAGATGTTCCAGAGGAAACAAAAGAACTTTTACACATAGAGTTGTTTAAAAATGATGGCGCACCTGGAAAGTATGAGCAGTGTTAGTTAGTTGCATACAATTGCACAAGACTGTTTGTGCGGACAGTTATAAGAAAAGAACTTTAGGTTTACCTTTGGCAAGAACATTATGACAAACTTAAGAAAGAACACCCTGTATAGCATAACAGACTTAATCAATAACATAGAAGACCTTAAGTACAAAGATGGTAGTAAGACTGAGAAGATAAAAAATAAAGTACTTATGTACTTAAAAGGGATTAAAAATGAAGTATAAAGGTTTTGAAGTTTTAACTCATGAAGAACTGACAGTCTATGGTAAACAGTTTAACGCTATAGCCTTGAAACCAAAGGATGGGTATATAGACATTCATATAGTGAGTGAAAAATACTCTAATGACTTAAGTAATACACTAACTCTACAAGAGCCTGAAGAGAACGCTAAAGATATTACTAAGCACTCTTTAATAGCCATGATTTTTAGTCATATCATTTGGGACACTCTATATGACAGAGACGAGGAGCTGTGGTCAGTAACAAATCTAGTAATAGAAAGTGAGGACTATTAATGGCAGGGCAATGTTATAGACAAGCATACACTGAACAACTTAACAGACCTGATGTTAAGCTAGTTCACGGAATAGTTAATCCGTTAGTCGGAGAACTAAAAGGCAAATCTTATGGACATGCCTGGCTAGAGACTAAAACAGAGGTTATAGACCCCAGTTTACCCATTGGCAGACAAAAATACCCTAAGGAAAGATACTACATGCTGGGTGGAATTGAGTATACTAGAAAATATGATTTAGATCAGACCTTAGAGCAGGTGCAGGTAGAAAAAAATTATGGCCCTTGGGATGACACAATAAGCAGCGCAGAGCATTTATAACATGGTAAGTATCTACTTGGAAGGGCATAAAAAGCATAAGACACCTTTTACCGGAGCTTGTGCAGTGTTAGAATTCAAAGACCACTGTGAGGTAGTAAAATGTTCTAGGGCTGGAATAGCTCTGGAAAATACAATGTTACTCTGTTTCTTTGGAGCCTTAAGACTACTGTATAAAAGAACCAAAATAAAATTATATACAAGTAGTAGAGAGGTTAAAATTTTCTTGTCTTATAAAGACACAAAGTTAATGACATCTGGAGAAGTAAGCTTTAAAGATGACTATACATATATTCAAGCCTGTAGATTAGAACTACTCAGTCATAGACTAAAAGTAATAAAAGAGGCAAAGGTGGAAAACAAAGTTATAAAAAGTTATAGCATGGCCCTAAACGAAACAAACTTGATGTACTCAAAAATGAAAAGCTTAATGATAAATGAAGATAAATTTAATAAGTTTAAAAGGACCTTAAATGAAGCTTAAAACAAAGTCATGTGTTTTATTGGTAGACACCAAGAAGTACCTCTACAGTTGGTATTTTTATCAGACTTAGACTATAAAGGTATAGAAGCCTCTTATAAAAGTATTTGTGTTAACTGTGGTAAGAGAGCCTTGATGAAAATAGTATTTACCTATGGTCAGCATGGGTGTACAGAAATAGAACAGGCCAGAATTGCAGCCAAAAATTGGAGAAGCTATGAAAGTTAAAAAAGTACTAACTTATAAGCATGATAGACCTGTATATACGATTAAGGTTAAAAAATTCTTATTCTGGCATACTGAAGTAGAGAGCTATGATCAGCATGAGATAGATAGAATCTTTAGAAAACTATTGAGATGTGACAACGTGGAAAAAGCCTGATGAAGACTGTACAATTTAGCACAGATGATCTATATGAAGCTTTAAACAACGCAGACTATTATCTTAGACAAGAGATTTTAAAAGCTTTAATGAAGGTTAAGAAGAAGAGACTAGACTATCAGTACAAATGTAGTCTTAATCAGTTTGAGAGACAATTCTGTAGTCTTAGAGAAGTTAGGCATAACTTAACTAAATGGCAAGAACAAGGTCAAGATCGTAAGATATCTCTCTGTAGTAAGAAACTTAAGAAACTAAATAGTTCTTTACAGGGGAGAATAAGATTTAATAAGCTTTATTCTAGTAATGAAGCAATAGATTATAACATAAGCAAGATTATAACAAAGTTGAAAAAATAAACCAATGTGATTGTACTAAGTGCTTAATTCACAAGGCTTATAACTATCACAAAAACTCAAGGGGAGCGCATGTTTTTAAAAAAAGATAAGCTAAAGCCAGATTACAACATAGGAGATACAGTTTGGGGCTATTTTTGTCCCTCAAACTGTTCTCCAGGAGGTACACACGTCAGTAAGCCAAAATTTGAAAAATTTAAAATATCAAATGTATCTTATAGAGTAGACTATAACAAAATACTAGACACGTGCTATGAAACAGACAATAAAGATACCCATGTGCACAGAGACTTAACTGCTCTTAGGATGAAACTGCTAGCAGACCCAAGATTTGGTCTAGACTGTGTTAGAGGTGCTTAGTCTAGGATATAGTATTTTATACTATAAAGATATCTCAGAGATACAAGAGTTGGTAGACACAGCAATAGCAGCTTCAGTAGAGATACATAAGAGTCTAAATAAGATTATAAGGATCTATAGGGATACTCCTTGTGTGGGCAGATACATACCTTACGTAGCTGTGGTTAACTTAGTCACTGACGAATACACAGGGGACTATTTTAATGGCAAGTGGAACAGAACAAAAGACTTTAGGGATTACAATGAATAAGAAACTTAGTGATAAAAACATAGCTCTAATACGAGATTGCTGTGAGGCTAATCCTAAAGCAACTCTAGGATTGTTATCAAGCTTAATTAAACTTAGTCCAAGTACAATAGCTAAATATAGAAGTAATAAGCATATAATAATAAAATGTGCCAGAGAAGGCTGTAATAGCCTATTTATAAAAAAGAGTAACAGCTATATTGTTGCTATGACTGTAGACCCCTGTTTAAAAATCCTAAGAGAACTGTGTTGTCTGATAGGAAAGATAAAAAAAGCTATAATAGTAAAATATTCAAGGAGATTAGATGACTACTGGAAAAGTCTCAAAAAGATTACTTAAAGAACTAAAGCCTTTTGGAGCTATAGACTGGCATACGTCTAAAAATGACTCTAGATACATAAAGTTTAGAGACTGTAGAATTGGCAGTATAAGAATAGCTGATCATGATGGAAGAAAGTCCTATAAGTATAAGTTTAATATAGATACTAATAAAGTTACCGACCTAGACAGAGAAGTAATGATAATGACTTTACAGATTAAAACAGCTATACAATTCATAGGAGATTTTAATCCAGAAAACTATATAGTCTATAATAATAACTATGGTGGATATGTGAAACTAGACAACTATGAACAGTATAAAGAAGTGGTGCTAAATAAATGACTCGAGTAACTTTTAATAAATTTGTGCTATAATTAGTGAATAAATTGAAGGAGACACTATGCAGGTTTTAGTTTTTGACTACGCTAAGAACAAGGTTATGACTCATATAATAGCTAATGAAGATGAGCTATTTGATGAACTAGGCTATGGCCAAGGTGATATTAACTTTATGGAGATTAATCAAGCCACAGAGATAAACATTTCTTTAACTGGAGATATTCATAGAGATACAGCTGATGAGCTTGGAGTAGGCAGAGAAATGGCTAAGAGCATAAACTTTGGTTTACTATATGGAAACGCTCATGAAAGATAGTTATAAAAAAAGAATAGATCTGGATGGCTTAACTGGCGTAGAAATAGACCACTTACAAGAGGCTTTAAGAGAATTAGGCCTTAAGGGTCAATATAAGTTTAATCACTATGGTATAAGAGTTGAGCTTATAGTTACTTCCAAGAAACTACATAGACTTATGAGAACTATAAGAAAAACTACTTATAAGAAAACTACTTATAAGAAAAACAAAAATGGCTAAGCATAGGCAATGGCAATACTATATAGCCGTTGATAATCAGTATAAATTAATAGCTGAATCTAAGACACGCAAAGAGTGTATAGCCAAGGCCAAAAAGCATAAGGAGCTGAACAAATGATAGCCTTAGATTTAAACAGTGTCTTAACATGGATATTAGGAGATTCAAAATGATAGTTGGCTTAACTGTAGAAGATAAGACTTGGACTAATAGCTCTGGTAAGACTATAAATATCTTTGATATGACTAGCACAGAACTTATTTTAGTAGCCAGAGAGTCAAAGAAAAAGTCTTTAATAGTGCCCTATGAAATGCTACGAGAAATAAAATACAGAAATATAAAGGATTTGGTATGACAATGAGAGCTGCAGAATATAGAAGATTTTTGCCTTGGTTACGAGCTGTATTACACATGGAGCCTTTATATAACAGACCTGAGTATTATACAAGACTAGTAGACCTATTTAGAAGGGGTAGAACATGTATAGATTAAAGAAAATACTTATCTTCTTATTCCTAGGAACTTGTTTAGCTCTTAGTTCTGGGGACTTTGAACCAGAAGCCCAAAAGAAATAGGTTTTCAACAGTTTAAGACAAATTGTAAGTAGGAGTTAATTATGAGACCAAAGCAGTTTCTAGACGAGGCAACAACAGAACTTGAAACATTACTAAAACATAGTCTAATAGACCTAAGACAATTTTTTATAAGATTAAGTTTTGTCAAAATAAGATATTATCAAAAAGTAGCTTTAAGAGAAAGTTATGCTAGATGGTAAGAATAAAACAAATGAATGGCCAGACATTGACCTTTGCATTGGAAGTAATAGTTACCGTTACTAAAAGTACAAACTCAATAGTTCTACGGTTTAAAGATGGTAGTCGTAGGCAGTTCATAACAGGTCTAGCCACTGACCAAACGTATACTAAAATAAAAGCCCAAGTAATAAACTATTATGAGGACAGCAAATGTTAGATGTAGTAATCACAGTAATCTCAGAACTAGACTATTCTAGAGTAGTCGACTCAAGTAGTCTTTTAGAAGACATATTACCAAATAAAGCAGACTTGATAGAAGCTATCTTAGCCCTAGAGGACAACTTAGGGCTACAATTAGACTTAACAGAAATAGCACGGCTAAACACATTAGGAGACCTAGCAGGTCATGTAGAAAAAATAGCCCGACTAAACACATTAGGAGACCTAGCATGTCACGTAGAAAAAATAGCCCAACAAAAGTAGTCAAAACTATTTGTAAGGCTCTGGATGTAAAGCTTCATATAAGCTCAAAAGTTCTTTGTTGTACTCATATAGATCTTCTTGGGGGCAGGGTCCAGTATAGTATTTATTTTCCTAATGAAGATAAGCCAAGTACGTTTATGGTAGAACACTCTGGAATATCTTTTTTCATCTCTAGAGGTATTACTGAGGACATTTATGTACCTATAATAGAAAAAGCTATAAAACAGTTAGAAAGCTTCACATACAAGCCTTAGGAGGCTTTCTTTTAGTATAATTTATAGTAAAAAATAGACTACAAATTATACTAAGGAGAAAATATGACTAGAGATATGATGTCTCAAGCTAAACTACTAGAGGGTTACCTAAGATACCAAGATGATTGTCAAAGATATGAAGTATGGCCCGAGTCTGTTGATAGAGTAATGAGAATGCACGAGACTAAGTATAAGGCTATACTAAACCCAGAATTGGTAGGCTTAATAGAGGAAGTAAGAATGGCTTACACGGATAAGTTATTTTTAGGTGCTCAAAGAGCCTTACAATTTGGAGGAAAACAACTACTTAGTAAACATGGAAGACTCTATAACTGCACAGCTACTTTTTGTGATAGACCAAAGATGTTTAATGAAGCTATGTGGTGGCTGCTCTGTGGAGCTGGGACGGGTTTCAGTGTTCAAAAACACCATATAAAGAAACTTCCAGAAATTACCAACAGATCAGAAGAAGTCGTAACCTATGTAATTCCAGACTCTATTGAAGGCTGGGCAGACTCAATAGCAGTACTACTATCATCTTTCTTTGTAACAGACCAAGCTTTTCCTGAGTATATGGGTAAAAAGATACATTTTGATGGGTCTAAGATAAGACCAAAGGGTGCAGAGATAAGTGGGGGCTTTAAGGCGCCAGGACCTATACCGTTACTTGACTGTTTAACTAAAATAGAACTACTACTAAAGAAGAGCCTACAACAAGGACAGTATAAGATAAAAACTATCGTGGCCTATGATATTCTAATGTATATAGCTGATGCCGTAATAGCCGGTGGAGTTAGAAGATCTGCAACTATATGTATGTTTTCTAAAGATGATGAGGACATGCTTAAAGCTAAGACCGGTGACTGGAGCATAGAAAATCCTCAAAGAGGTAGAAGTAATAACTCAGTTGTACTACTTAGAGATGAAGTTACCGAGGAAGAGTTTAAGCTTATAATGAAGTCTGTTAAAGAGTTTGGTGAGCCAGGTTTTATACTTACTGACAGTCTAGACTTCGTGTTTAATCCTTGTGTAGAGGTAGGAATGAGACCAATATCTGAGTCTGGTGAGTCTGGCTGGCAAGCCTGTAATCTTACTGAGATTAATGGTAGTAAGTCTATTGACAAAGAAACTTTCTTTTTACAGTGTAAAATTGGTAGTATTTTAGGTACTCTGCAAGCTGGGTATACAAAGTTTGATTACTTAACAAAAGCCTCCCAAGACATCATAGAAAGAGAAGCTTTAATAGGCGTAGGCATAACAGGCTATATGAACAATCCTGATATACTTCTAGATGAGGAAATCCTTAAAGAAGGAGCTAGAGTAGTTAAATACTGGAATAAAAAAGTAGCTGGTATGATAGGTATAAACCAAGCAGCACGCTGTACTGTAGTTAAACCTAGTGGCAACGCTTCTGTAATCTTAGGAACAGCTTCAGGAATACACGGAGAGCACTCTAAAATTTATCTCAGACATGTACAAATGCTTAAAGACTCTGATATAGCTAAACTTATATTTAAGACTAACCCTGAAATGTGTGCTACGAACTCTTGGAATAGTAAAGAGTATTCTATAGCTTTTCCAATAGAATCTCCTAGTAAGTCTATCTTTAAGTCTGATCTACTTGGAGTTAAACAACTAGAAGTAGTTAAGCTAGTTCAAAACTCTTGGATATCTGAGGGTAAGAATGAAGAACTATGCACAGACAAACGCTTGACTCATAATGTGTCTAATACTATAACAGTAGATGACTGGGATGAAGTTACAGACTATATTTACAAGAATAGGTATAGTCTGTGTGGAGTAAGTTTCTTACCAGCTACGGGTGATAGAGCATACTATCAAGCTCCATACACTGAGGTTAAAGATTTAGAGGAGCTGACTAAAACTTATGGAACCAAGATTTTATTTGCTTCAGCCTTAATAGAGAATGCTCTTAAAGCCTTTGGAGGAAACCTATGGGTAGCTTGTGATACAGCCTTAGGCTTCGGAGAAAAGCTATCTGATAAACATTATGACCTAAATAAAAGAGATTTTGTTAGACGGCTTGAAAACTTCAGTACTTCATTCATGCCTAAAGAGAAACTAGAATGTATAGAACAACTAGAAGAGGCTATAGCTCTGTGTGATAAAGAACTAAGCTATGAGAATCTAGAGGCTAAGCGTGACGACTCTGGAGATAAAGCTATGGAGATTCTATGGCAAGTTAATATGACCGTTAAAAGAGCTTTAAATAAAGAACTTAATAGTGTTGAAAACCTAGAAGTCTTAGAAAAGGCTAAAATTCTATGCGTTACTTGTCTTAAGGATGTCTATGTTCTTCATAAGTATACTAAAATACAAGAGAACCTAACTCCTATAGACTGGTCTGCAGCCTGTATAGACAAGCAAGGCTTAATAGACGCTGATACTCTTGTAGGTGCAGCCTGTAGCGGTGGAGCTTGTGAGATATGACCTATACTGACTGGCATAATATGCAACAGTCAAAAGTATCCAAGATAGTAAGTCGATTGCCTAAAGATGAGGTAATCGACTATTTTAACTGGGATAACATGGTTAAGTACGAGCCAGACTTTTGCCCTTTATATAAGACTAAGTCCAAGTGTCATGAACTAGAAGATCTAAACTGCTTGTTCTGCGCTTGTCCACATTTTAGACATTCAGATAGAACACCCCTGTTTTATAACGGAGCTGTAAAAGTAATGAGCATTTGTAGCCTTGGATCAAAGAAAGCTAGTCTCTTTGTAGTTGATAACACGGGACACTGTAATTGTTCAGACTGTGTTGTGCCTCATAAAAATGTCAAGGTTCTATGGTCCAAGTTTAAACCACAAAACTTTAGTCATAATATGTCTTTAATTGAAAAAATAAGAGCTTTTCAGCTGTCAGATATCTTAGGACGGTATAAGCTATTTTAAGGAACTACATGAACATTCTAGCTATTATTGGTGAGGAATATGAGAAGGTAAAGCCCAGAAGGCCTAGAAAGACTATAAATAAGAACATTTTTAAACTTGGTGAGCCTATAGGAACTCTTGGTTTAGTCTACTGGGGCAAAGAAGTACAAAAAGGAACTAGACCAAGAACCTGCATGTTAGTGTGTCCTAACTGTAACAATCTCTTTAGGGGAGACATAGGAAGAGCTAAGACTAACAAGATAGGTCCATGTTGTTGACCACCATGGTAGATAAGACTATCTAAGCTTATCTAATAAGGAGTTATAATGGATATTAAAAAAATATTGGCTGATGCTAAATTAGCTTTAACTACTCTAATTTTAGTCTTAACAAGCATAATAGGTGGTTACACTTTTATAACAGATACTTTTGTTACTAAAGCTTATGCTCAAAGTCTAGAAGACAAGTATAAAGCTGTGATAAATAGTATTGATTTGGACACCCAATATAATAAACTACAGTTAGTTCAGATGAAACTACTGAGACTTGAAAATAAAGAGACTCTCAGTGATCTTGAGAAAGAACTTCAAAAGACCTTGGTTAAACAAGAGTCACGTATAAATACCAAAATTGATAGAATAGAATTTAAACAGTGACTACCAGAAAGTCTACTTTAGTCTATGATATAGAAATTTAACAAGGATTAAAATATGGCAATAGTTACTCGTGCAGGTAAAGGCTCAGAATTAACTCATGCGGAATTAGATAATAACTTTAGTGAACTAGCCTCAAGGTCTGGAACTAAGGTTATTAACGAAGCAGGCTTGAGTGATGGCAAAATGTTGGTTTATGACTCAACATCAGGTAAGTTGGTCTATATGGATATACCAGAGGGTGGTCCAAGTATAGATGATACTAACAAAGGTGATGGGAAAATCTTATCTTGGAATGAAACGGCAGCTAAGTTTATTTATATTGACTTACCAGAAGCTCCTGAAATTCCTGAAATTCCTGAAATTCCGAAAACAGTACTTATTAGTACCCCCAAAGTCTATAGTAGCGGCTTATTTGAACAAGATGAGCCAGAGATAAGAACAACTAGGCTAGTAGATGACCAATTTGTGTCTGTAGAAAGGTCTGAGAACAAGACTAAAAGTAGGCTGGTTGTATCCTATACTCCAGTAGATCCTTTAGACTCTTCAATAAAAGTATTACAAGTGTTCTATGATATACCAAATGCCAAGTACATCAAGGCCGAGGGTATTACTAAAGACTATTTCGTGGCTACTGATAGCCATAACCAACCTAAAAAAATATTACTTTTTAACCATTCTCAGGCTGAGGCAGTTCAAAACGTACCAGGGTGGTCGCCAGCAACAAACGCTCCAAGCAAAATACTAAATATAACTCATGATTTAGTAGACTCAAGTTACTCCTTATATTTTAGTGGTGAACTAATAATAGCATTCACAGCTGATGTAAGTAAAAAGCAGTACATAGAAGTTTTTAATCCTTCACAGAGTACTAACACAGCAGGATTAATCTTATCTTCAAATGACACTTCTCTAGCCAATTCATTTGGCTTTACAAGTAACTTTGGGACTATTTTAACTCAGTTTGTTTACACAGATGACATAAATATTTACATAGGCTCTCCTAAGGAAGTAGTCGGTGACCAATATTTAGTCTTACAAAAATTTAGTCTTTCAGGCACATATTTAAGTACTCTACAGATTAAAAAAGCTATACAATCAGGAGGAGAAGGATAATGTTAGGAAGTGTATCAACTCAAAAAGAAGGCGTAGTAGTAATTTTTGCCTCAAGGATCTTCGGACTATTTAATGATGTCCTAGGCGTGTACAATCCAGATGGGTCTACTCTTAAAGACTTTCTAAACAACGATTTAGTTTTTGAAGTGACTAACCCAGAAAATAACCTTGGGTATATTCGTAAGTTTGGGGAGTTTTTGCTATGCTCTAGACTTAGAGACTCTAATACAGGTCTAGATTCTGATGGACCAGTACTTTTAGACCCGGAAACACTAGCTGTAAAAGAATACTTACCAAGACTAGACGACTCAGGGGTGTTAGTCTATGAAGATCAAATAAGTCTACAAAATGAAACAAGCTTAATCTCAGTAGAATTGTCTAACGATCTAGCTCGACTTACAAGACTAAATAAGGAAGAGAATGCAGAAGATCATGTTAGCCTAAGCTATAAAAATAGAACACTTAAAACAAATATTTTAGTACCTTGCCCGGATACCCTGAGTGAGTCTAAGGATATATCATTAGTGATTAAGTATAATAAAAACAATTTTGAAAACTTTAGTCCTGTAACTGGTGTAAAAGGGACTCCTGTGTATTCTATACACCTAAGTGGTAGAGTAATAAATAGTCATTCATCTGGGGATAACATTGAGCTAGAAGTAACCTTGTTTAATGAAAATGGCACTATTGTAGGCAGGATGGCAAATAACCTAGACAATACCATTGGGGTATCTGGGACCATACCTGAACTTAAAGTACTCTTAGGCACTACTGCCTCCTCTGGTGAGACCCTTGTAGACCTAGAGGTAAAGATAGTTTCATTTAGACAGGCTAGTAATGAACTAGACAAAGTATTTGATTTGGCTAACTTAGAACTAGACTTTGAGACAGTCCAAGGGCCTTAACTCTTAGCCAAGAGTCTTAACTCTTGGCTAAAGTTTCTTTTTAAAAACTCACAATATAATTATACTACAAATAAATGACATGAATCATTTATAATCTAACTCTTAGGAGAACAAAATGAACAGAAATACAGCTATGTCAATGATAGCAGCAGCTTCAGTCTTAGGCTCAGACCTTAACACACATAATAGAGGAACTACTAGAAGTAGTAAGTCTAGACCGACTAGATATAAACAATCAATATTGGCAGGTATGAGAAGCAAAGCTCATCAGTTTCCAGACGGTGAGAAACTGCCTAATGGTAAAAATAGATGGTACAAAAAACATGGCGAGCTAGTCCAAAGAGATGTTTGATTTTGAAAAGGTCTTAAAAATGATGAAGGCTGTTAACTGGCTATACCTTGGTGAACCAGTTAGCCTAAAAAGCATAAAAGATACAGCCAGTTTAGTAATTCATAAAGCACAAGTAAATAAGTCAACTGTTAGAACTGGGGGTTTTATGTGTACTTATCCAGAAATGGAAATTTTCTTTATAGGAGAAAGCCATGGAATTAATTAGAGAACCAGGAGCTATATTTAGACGAGAATGCTGGAGAGATAGTTTAACTTTAAACTATGAGCGTGGTGAGTTTATCTAT